GGTAGCAGGAACTGCCGGTACTTCACCGAGTCAAACAAATGGTACTGGAGGTACTGCGGGTGCAGGTGGTAAAGCTGCTACAGCAACCGCAGGTGGTGCAGGTAACGCAGGCACACCGGGTGTAGCAGGCACAGCAGGTGCAGCAGGTACAGGTGCTACTGCAGGTGGTGCTGCACCGACTTGTTGGTCAGGTAAAGCCGGCACAGCTGGTACAATAGGTACATCAGGTGCAGCAGGTACAGGTGCTACTGCAGGTGGTGCTGCACCGACTACGTGGGCAGGTAAGTGCGGAACTGCGGGCACAGCTGGTACATCAGGTGCAGCAGGTACAGGTGCCACAGCAGGCGGAGCAGCACCTACATGTTGGGCAGGTAAAACAGGTACAGCTGGTACGGCAGGTACATCAGGCGCCGCTGGCACAGGAGCCACTCCAGGAACAGCAGGATCTTTTACTTCTGGTAATGCAGGAAATCCCGGAAGTTCTGCATCGGCAGTTAACACATCATCAGTACAAGTATATCCCTTTGAAATCATAACAGTAACCGTCGGTACAGGAAGCGCCAGCGGGTCGATTACTATTAATTGGTAAATTTCATATATTATAATTATTAAAATCTAGGCTAATAAATATCACTAGATCTAGGAGTTAAGAATGATCGTCGGTATTTCACAAATTTATCTTTATACAGGATTAACACCGACTGGTGGCAATAATTCTGCACTGGCATTACAATGGTTAGATGCTAATAATATTCAATATCAACACTTATGGTACGGTGAACCATCACATCATGAAGGCGTATTTGCTGCAATGAACACATGGGAAATCGGAACTTTTACAGATTTCCCATTTGTAACCTATGAAGAGTTACATGATGATAATACTTCTGTTACTAGAGCACTTATTGGGTTAGATGCAATTACTAGCAGTAATTTAGTAGAATTATCATCCTTAAAGCCTAGTTAATGTGTGTTGATGGTCAACGAATGGCAATCGTCATGAGTTGCTACGATAAATTGCCTATACATCTGCGAGAATGGATCTCTGAATTACATTTTAGTCTGCACGATGACCATATCTTAAGAGGTGCAGCAGAAGTTGAACGGTGTAAAATTTTTATAGAATCCGGTGGCATTCATTACGAAAAACACGGAAATGGACAGAATTAATGTTTTCCTTTTTTAAAACAAAAAAACAAAAATTAGAATTTTTATGTTTTGAAGATGATCTAGGTAATATACCAGAACCGTATCCTGCTAGAAAACTTATTCCGTCGTGGTATAAATCATTACCAATGAAGCTTGGCAGCGGATTTGAACAATCAACCGTAAAGCGATGTCCACCGTTTTTAGATGCAATGGTAACTGGATGGATCATACCATTAGTGGCTGATGTAGAGATTAAATCCAACGAAGATTGTTCTCATATTTCTTATGATACAAAATATCCTAGACCTATGATCGAAAATCATGGAGAAAAACAATTAACTTCGGACAAGTGTCCTGCCCCTCATTTACCTAAACCACCTATTAAATGGATGAATTATTGGGCTATTAAATGCCCGAAAGGATATTCTCTGTTGTTTGTTCCTCCCTTGAATAGAGCAGATGATCGATTTACTTGCTTTTCTGGGTTAGTTGATGTTGATGAATATTTTGAATTTATTAATTTTCCATTTGTTTGGAATGTTCCAAATTTTCACGGAATTATTCCTGCAGGCACTCCATTAATGCAGGTAATTCCTGTTAAACGAGATACACTGTTCACCGATCACGTCATTCGTTCCTTTACTTCTGAGGACTATAAAGATCTAAGAGATACGCAAAGAAAACGACAAAGTCATGAATCTCATTATAGAGATAATATTTGGAAACGTAAGTAATGTCAGTGTATCAACTTACGCCGCCACCATCGATTGCTATTCCAGAAATTTCATTTGCAACTTGGAAAAATGGGTTCAATGAAAGCGAACTTGCTCGCATAATTGAAATCGGTGATCGGCTCACTATTACTTCTGCAACTATAGGTGGCCGAGGAAACGTAGATGACAGTATTCGACAATCGAATACTGGATGGATGGCACTAACTGAAGACACACAATTTATATATGATCGATTAGGATATGTTGCAAGGCAACTAAATGGACAATTTTTTGACTTTGATATTTGGGGATTCGTTGAAGATTTACAGTACACAATCTATGACGACACAGGCGGGCATTATACCTGGCATCTAGATCGTGGAGGTTCGACCTCTGATACTCCTCGTAAACTAAGTTTAGTATTACAATTATCTGATCCCTCAGAATACGAAGGCGGAGATTTAGAAATTTTTGATGGACCTGTTCCGAGTAAGGTCGACAAAGAAAAGGGGTTGATTTCTGCGTTTCCATCGTTTATACTACACAGAGTAACTCCTGTTACTAACGGAACTCGAAAAACATTAGTCGTTTGGCTAACTGGCCCGAGATTCAAGTAGGAATTTTATGACAGACGTCCTCGATCAGTGGCATTATTTTGTTTCACCGATATACAGTATTAAAAAACCTGAATTTTTAGATATTGCCAGGACAGTAAGCAATGAATCTCTCTCTTTACATCGTAAATCAAATAAAATCGACGATGTTTATCCAGTACTTCAAATTGATATTTTATCAGATCCTCGATTAACACCGTTCTTAGAATATGTAGTGAATACCTCTTGGAATTTATTAAATGATCAAGGGTACGATATGGAAAAATTCGAAACATATTTTACCGAAGGATGGTGCCAAGAGCATCATAAGTATTCCTCGATGGAGTATCATGTTCACAACGATTCACAACTTGTAGCTTTTTATTTTTTAGAATGTCCTAAAGATCCACCGAGATTAGTTGTACACGATCCGAGACCTACAAAAATAATGAATGAAATGGTAGAACGTGACTCTACACAGTTAACCATGGCATCATCTACAATTAATTTTACTCCAGAACCGGGTACATTAATGTATGCTAATTCTTGGCTACCACACAGTTTTACAAGAAATCCGTCATCTAAACCTTTTAAATTTATTCATATGAATATTGCTACTCGACCGATATCTGAGAAGATGATCTATCCAGCAACTGCGGAGATCATTTGATGAGAGAATGTGGTTCGTGTCAGAAATGTTGCGAAGGTCATCTCCACGGAGTGGCACATGGCTATACTTTTTGGAAAAGTAGAAAATGCCATTTTTTAAATAAAACAGGCTGTTCGATATATCCAACTCGTCCGGATAATCCTTGTAAATCGTATAAATGCATGTGGTTAGGGGATGATAATTTTCCATTAGATAAAGACACTATTCCTGCTTGGATGAAACCTGACGAAGTGAATGCAATATTAACTTGGAGGAAAATCGGTGATATTGAATATTTTGAATTGATAGAAGCAGGCGAAATATTAAGAGCCGATGTACTTAGTTGGGCTATACAATATGCTCTAAACAACAATCTAAATATAAATTATCAGATTAATGGAGGGTGGAACCAAATAGGTAGCCCGGAATTTTTGGAAATAAAATTTTAATGGCAAATTTTCAAATTCGATTTAACAAGTCGCGAGGAGAGCCGAATCGTGGTACAATGGATCACGTATGGCGAGTGTTCAAAGATGGAAAAGAATACATTTGTAAAAATATAATAATTGATGTTTCTAGTTATGGTGCCGAAACTGATGGAGACTGGAGCATATGTTGCGAAGGCGAAATGATTGTCGACCGAGAAACGTCAACTATTAAGATTGTGAAAAATATATGAATTTAGAATTTTCAGAGGTAAGATTACCAAATCCGGGCGTAATTAAAACTAGAATACCGGTTAGAATATTTGCGGAATTAACCAAAGACCTTCAACGACAAGTAGATTTAAAGCCGCAGTCATATAATCACGATCTTGCAGGACACATCGAAACGGAACTAACTTACAACATACAAGGATCATTTAAAAATTGTGTAGAACAAACATTTTTAGAATATAGAAAAATGTTTGATTTTTATCAGAACAATGATTATGTAATTGATTCAGTATCTTGGGTTAATTTTCAAAAAAAACATGAATACAATCCTCTGCATTATCATTATCTAGATGTATCTTGGGTTGTTTGGATTACTATTCCTTACAATTTAAAAGATGAACTTCAGATGCCCAATGCAAAAAGTGCAAATACAGAAGTGGCCTCTAAATTTCAATTTGTTTATAACAAATTAGATGGTGGAATCACAACATACGAACTTGATATTGATAACACTTGGGAAGGAGTATTAATGATGTTTCCTGCGTATCTTAAACATCAAGTGTATCCTTTTCAGACATCAGATTCTCACCGTATATCAATTGCTGGTAACATCAAAGTAATCAAGTAATCATATATTCCCTTGCTAAGTAGTACGATAAATAACTGTAGATTTACAGGAAACACGTATGACCACTCAAGCCGGACAATTATCATTTTTAGAAAATGCTAACGGTGTAATTACCGTTACAAATACTACAACTTCAGTGTCGTCCTCTACTGGTGCATTAGTAGTCGCAGGCGGTATCGGCGTTGCTGGTAATTTATTTGTCGGCGGCAATTTAAATATCGGTGGTTCCACTAACATTACTATTACTGGTAGTATTTCTACTGCTACCAATTTAGGCGGCGGATCAGCTGGTCAGCTTGTTTATCAGTCAGCATTCGGTGTTTCTGGATATGTAGGTCCCGGCTCCGCAGGTCAAGTATTATTAAGTAATGGTGCTGCTGCACCAGTTTATACTAATACTGCCAGTGTTGTAGTCGGATCAAGCCTTAACATTGCCGGCGGCGCAGCAGGTTCACTTCACATCCAATCAGGCGCAGGCGCAACCACAATGTTACCTATCGGTACTAGTGGTTATGTATTACAGAGTAATGGTACTACTGCTACATGGGTTAGCACTTCGTCGTTAGGTATCGGCGGAGGTGCAGTAGGATCCATTAGTCCATATAGTAGCATCTTTACTATTACTAATGCTACCTCTGCAAGCTCAACTATTACAGGAGCACTACAAGTTGTCGGCGGCGCAGGTATTGGTCAAAGTTTATATGTTGGCGGATCCGTTAACGTTACTGGTCAATTTAGTGGTGCTGGTACAGGTCTTACTGGAACCGCTGCATCATTAACTGTAGGTAGCGCAGGTTCAGTATCCAACGCATTGACAATCAATAATGGCGGAGCAGGCGCTGCAAGTGGTAGCACATTTAATGGCAGTGGCGCTGTGACTATCTCGTACAATACTGTAGGTGCTCCTAGTACCAGTGGTGCAAATGCCACCGGCACATGGAATATCGTTGCTGGTACAGCAAATATTGCAGGTAGTGTTAATAATGCAGTAACATTTAATAATGGCGGATCAGGTGCAGCAAGTGGTAGCACATTTAATGGCAGTGGTGCATTAACTGTTTCATATAACACAGTCGGTGCACCGAGTACCACTGGAGCAAATGCCACCGGCACATGGAATATTGTTGCTGGTGCAGCAAATATTGCAACTTCTGCAGGTAGCGCAGGATCAGTATCTAATGCGTTAACAATTAATAATGGTGGTTCGGGAGCAGCAAGTGGCAGTACCTTTAACGGAAGTGGTGCTGTAACTATTTCATATAATACCGTAGGTGCACCAAGCACAACTGGAGCAAATGCCACCGGCACGTGGAATATCGTTGCTGGTACAGCAAATAATGCAAATAACTTAGGTGGTGTTGCTGCATCGAGTTATTTAACTGCGGTTAAATTTGGTCAAATAGTAGTTACAACTAGTATAACTCTATCCTCAACACATTACGGTGCAAACGTACTCCTTAATGGAACAAATCTTACTATTACACTGCCAGCATCGGCACCCTCGGGCACAGTAATTTCATTATCAAATATTTCTAGTACCAACGTTACTTTGTCATATACTGGTACAAACGGTAGCGATGGACCTTCTACATTACAGCCACAAAATAGTATTATGCTTATCTCGGACGGCGGGTCTCCTAGCTATTGGAGACAATATTTCGGAAGTTCGGGATATCTCACCGGTGGCGCAGGATTAGGTAACACACAAATAAACTCATTAGGAGTAGGCACGGCTGCATCAGGTACAGCAGGACAAGTTAATGCAACATCGTTTGTAGGATCAGGCGCAGGATTAACTGGCTTTACATCAGGCCAAATAACAACTGCACTAGGTTATACTCCACTATCAGTAGCATCTCCTGACCTTATGATAAGATTAAAAGAACCATCAGGTGTTTATTTTATCGCCACTGCATCGACTTATGTATCGAGAATTGTAGGATTTTCCACCACTGAAAGAAATGCACAAAGTTGGTCAATTGTTAACACCTCATCTACTGGATCATATAACAGTGGATATGTTACTTACTTTTATACTTTGTATAACAGCACTACTATTTCTCTTCCAGCAGGAAATTATTATGCAGAATGGGATGTTGCAGGAGCAAATACATATTCAAATACTACTGATATCCAACAGGGCTATTCATTCTTGTATAATGTTACAGATTCGGTAGTTATTCAATCTGGTACAGGTTTTCAAACAGAATGCAATACTTATAATACGCACCATACAGCTGGCCGCACATATTTTACATTAGGCGGAACAAAAACTGTTCAATTAATGCTTACTGGAACTAGTTCAAATAGTTCTGGACAATATTTGTTTACTCCGTTTAGCTTTGATGGCGGATTATGGCCTAACGCTCCGGGTACTGGATACGGTGAATCCGCTACGTCAGAATATGCAACACTAAGAATTTGGAAATCCTAATATGACCAAAGTAATACGATATACCGGTGACGAAAACGTTGTAATTGAAGAATGGCTCGACGAAACTAAAGAGCGACTTCTTGCAACTCAGATACATTTATTGCCCGAGGCTGATAAAATTATCGAGTTAGATGATGACGTAGTAGTCTCTCCGATGTTTTATACTTACGATGTTGAGTCTGGTACTTTTATTGCAAAGAGTAAAAGCACCATGATGTCGCAGAGACTTATTTCAACAACGATAGATGTAGATGTTGAAAAAAGTCTTATTCATAGAAATAGGCTATTACAAGAATCTGATTGGGTAGTGATTCGCTCGTTTGAAACCGGTGAACCTGTTCCTGCTGAATGGATTGCATATCGTAAAGCTCTAAGAGATATTACCATAAACTTTACAGATCCAGCCGACGTAATTTGGCCCGCTCTACCTGCTATTAATGATTCTTTAGCCAAATATAATGATTTTATTGAATCAGTTAAAGACGGAACAGCAGTTGATCCGAATAATAAAGGGACGTAATTGTGTGGAATATTGATAATTGGGTTGATTTTACTATGGCTAACGATAAAATTTATCGTTTAGACTACGAATCTGATTCACTAACCGGTATTAAGCAAACACAGCAACTGAAGGAAGTATTTAACACTCCGACCTTTTATAAAGATTTCGAAGCTAACCTAGATTTTCCTGAAAACGGATATAGACTTCGCGACGAGTTATTAAACGGAGATGTAACTACTTTTAGGATTGGTTCTACTAAATCTGGATTTAACTATCGAAATAGATCTTGGTCTGCATATATTAAAGAAAATCCTCCTAAACAAGAGGCGATAGATTATTTTTTATCGAAGGGATTATCTAAAAATTTCATTCCTGCTTATTGGTATGGTAAGAAGTATGATTCTGTGGATAAGAAGATTTCTTGGAAAATAGTCGATCTTGCTCACAATTACAATTTACCAAAAGTCGTCGAAGACTATCTTGTCAAATATCCCGATTATGTACCGTATTATGCTACTTCATTTGGTGATCCCCAACTACAGGATTACGTCGATGTATATGTTCAGCTAGATCGTAGATTTGTTCATAACTGGGACCGTAGGTATGTGCCTGGGGTTATAGGAAAGATGGAAAATCCGAATTACGAAGAGTTTTTTAGAAATACTGAAGAATATTGTCGATCGAATAATCTACATTGTGGATATACTCCTAGAGGCAAGGAAATGGAAATTTTTCAAAGAGATTCAGTTCCTGGCACATTTTTTTCCGGGCGCGCAGAATTCTGTTTCAGTTTTGTTTATCATAAAGATACACTAGAAATACTAAAAGTAAAAACTTACATACTCAAAGTTAACAGAGATTTTTGTCAAGAATATTATAATAATAGAGGATATGATGATTATGAAGCTTTCTGATGAAGAAATGGACAAGGTCGATGAGCGTTTTTGGAAAACCATTGAATGGGAACGACTTGTATTTGAACTAAGTAAAAAACCCGTTGATAATAAAAAAGACAACACTGATCGATAATTTTTGAGGAATTTATTATGACACTGCCGACATCAGGTGCATTATCATTAAACGATATTCAAACTACATTTGGAGGCTCAAATCCCATCGGTATGAATGAATATTATGCCGGCGGAAGTTATGTGCCTAGTTATTGCACCGGATCAAATACAATAGTACCCGCCTCCGGACCTATCTCAATTTATAATTTCTACGGAACTGCGGCGCTATCAACTAGTGATACACAATACGCATCAGCAAGTACCACATCGCAATCTATGTATACATTTACTGTACCAAATTCTTGGAATACTATTACTATCGAAGTGTGGGGAGCAGGGGGATCCGGCGGCGGCGGAGCTCTTGCTACTGTTGTCAACGGTCCTGCCTCTTCTGTATCAGGGTACGGTATGACTACTATGACCGCAAACGGAGGGAATGGTGGTATTGCAACTGCTAGCTCTAGTACCATCGGCGGCACAGGAGGTACCGCAACGGGGGGAAATGCTGCAAATATTACTGGCGGAAACGGCACTAATTCTGTTGTAGGATCAGTTTCGGGTGCAGGAGCAAACGGCACTTCTGGATTAACTATTACTGGAGGAACCGGCGGCGCAGCAGTTAATAGCATAGGTATCGGCGCGGCCCCAGGGAATAATGGTACAGCACCCGGCGCTGGCGGCGGCGGCGAAGCACAAGAAAATGCTGGCGGACACGGTTGCGGCGGCGCCTATCACGACGGCAGCGGAGGCGGCGCCGGAGGATATTGTAGGTCTGTGTTTTCGGGATCTAGTTCCCCTTTTCCTGGAGGCACTGTTTTAACAATTCAGGTAGCCAATCCGCCTGTTAGATCGTCGCTTGAAGGAGTCGGCGGTGCAGGACTTGTGAGAATTGCAGTTACTTAATAGGAGATTTTATGCAAACATATCAGATGACATTTAACGCTACTATCGAATCGATTGATACTGAGCAATTACAGATGATTGTAGAGTACATTGATCCTCACGGACATAATAATATAAGATTAGGGGTCAGATTTTCTCATAATTCAACCGAGGCAGATCTTAAACAATTAATTATCGATCATACTCCGCATTTATTTTTTCATGAACAGAATAAAAAAATTACCGAGATTTCGCAAAAACAAGATGAATTATCTTCTCTCCGATCGTTAGTAGGTTTAGAAATAAATTATAATTTAGAATCTTTTCCCGATAGTGAGGTAATTTAATGCTACTCGATAAGTTATTAGAATTTGATAATCTTAAAATAACTATGTATGATTTTGAATTTGCTGGCGATCTTCTGCCAAATCATCGGCATACTGCAGATGATCAACATATAACAATATGTGTCCGCGGAGAGATCGAAATTGAAACACCCGAATGGATTAAAATTTTAAAAGAAGGTAATATTATACGTTTTCAAAAAAACCAGTGGCATTCGATCAAAGCGTTAACAGACAATGCTAGAGTCTTAAACATCCCAACAGTTAATGTTTAATCAACAAGAATTTATTTTAAGATGTAATCGCGTACAACCGGTGTTGTTCGTAAATGAAATGAAATTATACGTAAGACATGATCGTCAAATTCGATCTTACCTCTATCAACATCTAAATGATAATACTATTCCGTTTCCGGCGTGGGCATATTATTTTCCAGGAGGTCAAGCAATTGCTCGTTATATTTTTGATAATCCCGACGTAGTTACCGATAAAAAAGTTTTAGACTTTGCGTCGGGCTCGGGCATTGCGGGGATATCTGCGTCTATGAATGGTGCTCGGTCAGTAATGTGTGTTGATTCAAATGAGTTATTTGAAATTCCAGTAACAATGAATGCAGCAATAAACAATACCGATGTAAAAACTCTTTGTAAAAATTTAGTAGAAGAGAAAATATATCCCGAGGTTGACATAATTATATCTGGCGATCCTGAACAAAAAGATGATCAAACTAATTGGTTAGCTAACGCTAAACTACACGGCAAAGAAATCTTAGTTGGAAGTCGAGTAGAATTAGATAATAGGTTTGAATTGATTACTTCATATAATGTGCCATGCTTAGATTATATAGAACCAGTTAGTCCGTTGACTATATGGATCTATAAATAGAAAATTCCAAAATATCTCATTTTGTATTACACATTAATTAAATAGATTGATGAATGAGAATAACTTTTTAAACGGGCAAATTCTGGTCTCGCAACCTAGGAATTCAGACTACCATTTTGCCAAAAGTGTTGTATTAATTGCTCAACACAGCTTAACCGGTGCTTGGGGAGTCGTAGTTAATCGACCCTCGAAAGCAGTAACAATGCAAACTATTATGGAAGCTGCGGGAATTGATTATCAAGGACCTGAATTAGTTTATATAGGTGGTCCGGTTGAATCAACTCGAGTTCATGTTATTCACACTTTAGATTGGACCAGTGCAAGCACACTAAAAATCACAGATAAAATTGGGATCACAGGTGATGTATCTATTCTTTCTGCCATTAGCCAAGGAGAAGGTCCTAAGTTATACAGGGCAGGAGTTGGTCTAGCAGTATGGAGTGCGGGACAACTAGATGGTGAACAAAGCGGGTTAGATCCGTGGACAGCTAGTCATCGTTGGTTAACTGCACCTGCTACTGTAGATTTATGCCTCACTGGTGCCGGAGAAGAACAGTGGCAACGGTCAATCGACCGTTGCGTAAGCCACCGTATAGCTGATTTATTTTAATCTTTTTCAGAATTTAATCCAGCAATCATTTCTCGTATTTTTGAGCTACCTGTTGTGGCTCTAACCTTTCCTACATTTATACCTTCAGTAGGATCTCGTATTTCGCCTGTAGTACCGTCGTATTCAACATTTGATTTAATTGTTGAAGTTTTCTTTAAACCTTCATATACACTAGGTTTTGGCGCAGAATTATAAGCTTCTTCTTCTCCTAGATCTCTAATACGCAATGTATCGAGATCAAATTCCAAATCAACTTTTTGTCCAACACCGCTAGAACTACGTGTTTTCATAAACTGAATTTGATAACGGCCTCGTTCCTTCATTGCTCGACTTGTAAAAATACCGATAACATTGTCTGCTGTCTGAATCTTCGAAAGTCCGCCTGAGATGTGACTGTGATCGAATTCGATTTCTTCTACTGCTGCACGGTTAAGCTGAGATGCTGTAACAACAATTGCCTGTGTTTCCATTGCTAGGTTACGCAATTCTTCAGAAACATATTTGTCCTTGACAAACAAATCGCTGGGACTAACTTTAACTGACATTGGCATCATAAGATCCAAGTAGTCAATTAGCAAAATATCCGGTTTAAACCCTTTCTTAACCTGATATTCTTTTAGATATGCTCGAAGATCATTGGCCGTTTTGCCGCTGGGCATGTACTTGATCTGTATGCTACCAGACTGTTTGCCCATCATCTTAACTTTGAGTTCAACATCGTCAAGGTTTTTAAATACCTCACGAGTTGCAACACCGGTTAACATACTATCCATACGCATAGCAACCAATGCTTCACTAAGTTCGAACGTTAAATAAAGAACATTAAGCCCTGCTAATGCCCAGTTACATCCTAGATTTGCAAGGAATAGTGACTTACCACCACCCGATGCTGCACACCAAATGTTAAGTTCGCCACGATTAAATCCGCCGTAAAGCTTCTTATCTACGCTTGGCCAACCTGTGCTAATCTGACCATTGGAATTTTTAAGTCCTTCTAGACGGCCTCGAGGATCTTCAAAGTAGTCTGTACCCATATCTTTTTGTAGTGATATTTGCACAGCATCTTTAATCATCTTCTCAACTGGTCCGTATTCACCTTTTTCCAGTAAATCTGCCGATTTTAGAATCGCTCGTTCTAGGCCTTTATGTCTGGAAAACTGTTCGAATTCGTTCATTAACCATTCATAATTTTCTGCAGGAAGTGCTGCAGGGTTTAATTCCATTCCGCAGCTTGCATTAACAATCTGTGCTTCTGGCATAACCTTGTATTGGTCGACATATGTCTTAATAAACCCTGCAGTTTCTTGGAGTTTTCTATCAAAATTTTCTGGATCAAAAATGTTAGCACAGCGAATAAATGTAATAGCATCGCTCATAAACATTTCTAGATACAATTTTTGTATTTCATAACTATAATTAGGTGTTGCGTTGTTGTTCTTCTGCATATTTTTCTATTCTTTTCCTCATCATAGTCAGTTTTATTTCACCATGTTCTCGATATTTTAATATAGTGAAAAGCGTATATACTCTGCCAAATTTACGCACAGCATCCGCAACGTCCTTAACGTCATCTCCCCAATCGGGCAAACTCGCAGACCATCCTTGAGCTATTGCTGTGTTCAACATCTTAGATCCGGGTAAATCTCGATCTGGAACAAGGATCACTTCTTTGCCTAACGAATTTATCCTCATTAGCTGAGTCTCATTAATTTCATTGCTCATAACAGCAACGCCGTCTACTGTGATTGCATCGATCGGTCCTTCGACAACAATTACATAACGTCGGTTATAATTTTGTTCATCTAAATTGAACACATAACTAGGCTGTGCTGACGTTAGGTATTTAGGTTTACCCTCAGTTATTTTACGAGCAGTCCAACCTACTATTTTCTTTTCATGATAATACGGTATGATTAACCGATCTTGATATCCAGGTGCATCAGTCCACATCCACTTATACCAATCGAGTTGCATTCCTCTATCTAAAACATAGGCGATTGTAGCAAGTAAATTTTCATCTTCGCAGCCCTCGTGTACCCATTCGGCAAAAGTCTTGCTATTTTGAGGCAAATCCTTAGGTTTTAGGACAAAATCTAGGGTCTTTTCTGCTGGTTTGAGGTCGTTTTTGACCCGAATTACCTCCAAAGAAAGTTTCTGTACCTCACTATCAGGAACTCCTAACCATAACATTAAACTACGTGTGTTATTAGTTAATACGTGACCAGGAGTCCAGCCTGCTTTAAAGTTGCAATTAAAACAATGAAATGTAAATCCGTCGCCTTTGAAGATAACACCACCGCGTTTTTTAGTATCACGAGTTTCGCCACGATGGATACAGCAGGGGGCATCGAAGCTTTCCCAGCCAGTAGGTGTCATCTTACGATCACTCGGCAAGACGGCCTGTAAAGTAGCCACTATTAGGTTCATTCTACTATTTTAGCTGAAATATGAGAACATGTCAATAAATCCATTTGGAAATTTGTTCATTTCTGAACCAATAGGATTTCCAGTTGGATAATAGTTAACACCGAACGCATCGTTAAATGGTTTTACTGAGAATCGAACTGCGGTTACTACAGTGTTCCATGAAAGCTGAATTGTTGCTTGTGTAGGAGTTGCTGATACGTAATTAGTAATAGTAAATGCCTCGGCATTGGCTTGGCCTGCCGGACTCGGATTGTTATCTAGCGTCCCTTGTACAGTAATCGTACCGGCAAAGTTATTCAAATTAATTGAAACACATTGAGTTGAGCTAGTAGTCATTGCACTCGGATATGGGCGCAACCAGCCTGTGAAGAAAATATAACCCAAATTGTTAATATCATAGTCGTATTCTTTGCCTGCTTCGAGTTGAGCTCGATTAACAGTTTGTACTGGGAATCCGATCGGATAGCCGTCTTCTTGAATTTCAATATCTCCTGCAATTCCGTAGTAGGTATTTGCATAAGCAGGAGTAAAAGTGCCGTCATTATTTGCTTGTTTGACTACAATTTTATAACTAGCAGCAGTTAAATTAATAGTATCTTGTGGATCTAATTCTAATTTTGCTACGCCTCTTAGTGCAAGGGTATTAAATGTTACTGAAGTTGCAGTAGTTATGAGATAATTTGTCGGTTTACTCAAAGTTACAGTGTTGGTTGTTACGCCAACTACTGTAGAATTAATAGGAATGCCGAAGCCAGATGCAGATTGACCAACAGTAATTTTACTAGTATCGGCAAAATTAAGCAATGTGTTAGTCGAGGTTTGCGCTTGAGAAACAGCGAAAGTTACAGTGTCATCTATAATAGTTAACGGTTTAGTAAGAACAAGTTGTCTGCCATAGGAATCGATTAAATCGAACCAATAATTACTAGAGGTCGATAATGATACAGGTTTTTGATCGGAGTTTTTAAATTGGATTTGAATATAATCCTTAAATCCTTTTTGGATTTTTAGCTTTCTCTGGTACATAATCTGATTGATTCCCCTGTTTTGGTCCAGATCCAATATTACGTCGAATTGATTTGAATATAAATAGACTGGTAACTTGTTCATAGCATTATATTTATTGAAAAATGAAACATAACAAAACAGAAGAATTCCAACAGAATTTCCCCTTTATTACCTGCATTCAGTGTGGCGATGAAGAATATGTCGGCATCATTATTAACAATGATATGCAAGTAACTAGCATCTATGATTATTCATTGCTTAAATCAGATGATGATAAGCAACGATTCTTAGAATTAGGCGAAGTATGGTGGTGGGAGTCGAATCGTAAGATTCCTATTAATATATTTTTAAAGCTAGATATGACCCCATACCGTCCTATCATTAAGACATTTAATAGTAAAGATGTAAACATCATATTCGGACCTACAGTTAATCTAAGCGAAATAGCTGAGAAACGAATTAAAAGAAAATCTATTCAACTCGTTCGTAACCCTAACAAGAAGATTCGCTAAATTTCTGACAGAGTAAGTTCATGTGAACTACTACTACCATTGCGTAGCTGATTGCATGAGATCGCTTGAAGTAATAGCTTCCGTCGACGGGTTTTGTCCAAACCTCACTCATAATTGTCGACCAATCTTTTCCAATCAAATGCCTCTTAGCCGGACGAATCATCGCTAGCACAGCAGCTAATTGTTCTACAGAGGTAGGGCAAGTCTTTTTCAAAATATCTCCGTGTCCGTTTAGGTGAAATAGTAGATTTACGAAATCATCCTGTTTTAACAAATCCCATAATGGTTCTTGCTCCATTAGTTTTTGTAAGTGTGCTTCGTTTTGAATATCTTTATATACATTGACATTTAGAAAGTCGATCTTAAAATATCCACGCTCTTCTGCTTCATTATACTCGATTGCAGATAAACCTGTGAGAGGATTAACTGGAATTTCATGACAATATACACCTGTATTATGCTTCTTGTTACCGTTAATCATTGCCGGAATATGTGGTATAATTGATAGCACTTCGTCTCTGTTAGCAAAATCTAAATCAACGTCTGGCATTATTTTCGCCTGATTTTGCGAGCTTATGCAGCATCATATATTGATCGTAGGCTTTTTGCACTGTAGGATATTTCTCTCTTATCGCTTTATCTGCGTTTTGCCGTTCAATATAATGATTGAAAACATCCATACTACCTGTGTATTTCATACTCTCTTCTACCCGTTCATAGAAGTCTACCAATGCTTCTAATGCACTTTCGGGAATTTGAATAGTATGTAGAATTTCAGTTTCGTAGTGAGTTGGCATATTGTTGATATCATCATATCGATAATAAGTGATATGTTTCGGATAGGAAGGTGTCCTGCGGTTAGAATCGACAATGGTCATTCGCCATCTAGATAAAAATTCTCTGGCTTTATTAAGTGTAGTCATGCTATTCCGGTCTCTTTGCATATTTCTTTAACTAACGCAACATCTGCTGGCGTTTCTCTAAAACGCTTTACCCAATGCGGCATGTCTAATGCTGGAGCTATCATATCTAGTTGATCGTCACTAAACTTACTCAACATTTCCTTGCCACTGCGGCAATTTAACATTACCCAACAACTGATTTTTCCATTTTTGATATCATGTACTGCACGATTTAAATTAACATAGTTAAAATAATGTGTATAATTTGCAGAGTTAACTTCTCCCCATTCGATCATTGTAGCAATAGTACGCTGTACCGCAGCTTCTACAGGTTCTACTTTAAGCATATCATAAAGATATTTTTCATAAAGTTCGTCTCTGCACCAATGATCTAACTTTACTCCGCTTTTAATAACATAATCAATAAACTTATCGGGATAAAGAGGATTAACATTATTGACAAAGCTACCAAACTTGACGAAAGCATTATAATAGCTAGTTTTGCAAAATTCTTCATAACTTTTTTTCTTCTTTGCATTTTGTGTAAGTTGGAAAAATCTATTGAATGCCATATAACCAGCCTGGACACGCTTCTCATCTTTTTGAAGAGCACGACGCTTCTGCTCACAGAGGTGGGATATGAGTGTGCGCTCTTTCATAAAACTCTTGCCGCAATGCACACAGTTAAATGGTTGTGCCTCTAAATTGATCACGGTTTAGAATTCTCATAGTTTTTAACCATGCGATATAACGGGTCTTGTTCAATAATTAACAACCGTTCGGGGAATCTAATATGAACTTTACTATCATCGAGATAAATTTTTCCATCTTCGATTCTTGTCACAGTACAGATTGCGAGGTCTGTGCTACTACGACCAACTGATATTGCGCGAGCAACTTTACATCCTAAGTTGAATGCAAATCCTAGTTTATCCTTCATTATTCATATTCCTTGCGCTGCTTTTTATCAAAGCCCATTTTGTCAAATAATTCATTTTTATCAGTTTTGGTCATCATACTGGCCATTAACTTGATATCTTCGAGTTTCATTGCTGGATAAATTTCTGCCAACAGCTTTTCAATCTTAACTGCTTTTTCCTTAGTTCCAGCTTTAAGATACGGATGATATACTTTAATTCCGCCGCCGCAACTTGCAAAAAGTTTCCACAATAGTGCTTTATGATTCTTGCTTAATATCCAATGATCTTTATTAACTAGCTCATTAGTCATCTCTAGGAACCATTCCTGCAACTCTTGATCGCCCTCTACATTACTGACATATCGCATTAAAATATAGGGACTGAATGATTTCTTCTCTTCGTCGGTGAGTTTATCATAGAAATTATAATTCCTAAGATCGACCCCCGCTAATTCTCGTTTGATATCTAATGCCATATTCAGTTCCTATTATACTAATTTTATGTTAGATTTACAATCTGTGATTTGACCAAATTGATTTCGTCATTGATTGCAAGACGCTTTTTCTTAAGATGTGTAATATCTGTATCTTCGAAATGCCCGTTTGATTCCATTAAATCAATCTGTCGATCTAACACGGCATGCTTTTCTTGTAGGTGATTAATATGATGATTGAGTTTTTCTTTAGTAAGCATTAGTTTACCTTTCTTTTACCAGCAACGGGTATAGTGTACCAGCTCACACTGGCGACTAACTTCTTTAACAAAATATGCACAGATTGGATTTTCTCCGCCGTGCAATGGGGCACATAAAAGTTGTCCTGGTTTCATTTTAGGAAAATACCATTTAACATCTTGATAGACATTAATGATATCAATGTCATAGAATTCTGGTCTAAATGAGCTTAACGGATTAAATGTAAAAGTCTTAAATCCGCGATCGTTTAAACTAGTCAATGGTAACACTTCTAATTCCGGACCTGCCGGGTCGCCTACAATAGTACACCAATCTAGAGGCATAGTGATTTCATGTTTGCCTATTCTTAGTACCACTGCCGGGCCTGTAAATGATTCTAAAAATATCAGCGGCAAAAAGAAATAATCTGGATTTTGATTATCGCTATTGTCGAGCACCGCAAATCTAAGATCGTCATCTACAATATCTGGTAAATCATTTAGGAAAAACGTTTTGTTTTCTAATGTAAGGATTTGAATGTTAATTCTCCATAAATAATATATAAATTGCAACCATCCATTGTACGGAGATTATTAAGTGTTTCTGCAAAATAAATATTCTAGTGTATATAATAGCATAATCGAACGAGCTAAGTCAAGAACATTATCTCCTGGTACTTATACAGAAAAGCATCATATTATTCCAAAAAGCCTATGAGTCAAGAAACCCGAAAAAAACTATCAGAATCTCGAAAAGAAAAGTATTCTAAATTATCTAGCTAAGGTACTATATTTTAACTTTCTCGATTGTAAATTGGTATTTTGCTTCTTTATAATACCGTTTTCTTTCTGTTAGATGCTTCTTAGCATATTTCGTATTCGCAGTAAAATCGTAGATCTCGACATGATCTTTATCATTAGCTTTACGCAGGCCTCGGCCGATACTTTGGATAACTCTTACAAACGATTTTCCTGGTTCAACTAACACAAGATTAAAAATTCTAGGAATATTGATTCCTACCGCAGCTACACCGTACGTTGCAATCGTGATTTTATTATCAGATGATGCAACTTCTGCGTATGCTTCTTTTCGATCTTTTGATTTAACTGCGCCGGATATAAACTTAACATCTGGATCTTCTTTTAGAATAGAAAATAGATTACTCAATTCGAGTTGAAGCTTTTTGCCACATTCGATTCGGTCAACTAATACCAATGTATTTCCCGAAACAGATACTTCCTTAATAAACTTCGATAGCCATTCTATTCTTTCTTTGTCTGTAACTAAGTATTTTAATTCTTCAGGATATGAAGAAAACTCTCTAAATTCCTGTGTTTGAATAATGTTTACATGACAATTGCTAAGAATTCCTTTTTCTTGTAGCTCATGTGCGTTAACTTGACCTACAACATCTCCTAGGCTGCACTTGATGCTTTCGAATTCTAGCTCATCTTTGGGAATAGTTCCTGTGAGCCCCCATCTAATCGGAGCATTTCGTAAATTCTGAGTAAGAAGATTTTTTAATACTTCTGCTTTGGCTTGGTGGACTTCGTCAACAATAACGGTATTGACATTTTCTAGAAACTCAGCAAGAGAAATAATATCATGTTCGTGATTCTTACTCTTCTTGTCTAATATGTTAAGACTCTGCCAAGTGCATATAGTATGAGTTTTATCTAAATCTTTGCGATCACCGTAGTATACGCCTACATCTAATCCTACATTAACAAAGTCTTCTTCAGTTTGCTCAACTAGACTTTTGTTTGGAACAATTGTAATTGTTCTTCCGTATTTTTCGCAAATTTTGCTCATTGTGGCAGTTACGATGGTTTTTCCAAAACCTGTAGCAAGTGCCTGGAGAGATTGTGGATTTTCTAAAAATGTATTGATTGCGCGAACTTGATCTTCACGCAATCTAATAGGCTCGCCTTCGAATCGATGTCCAGTGGGCCAAGTTTGATCGCCCCAGAACTCTTCTGTAATTTTATCAAACTCTAAGGGTTCGTTAGTTCTTTGGTCTTCGACTTCGATATAGTATCCCCATTGTTCTAATAATGGAAGTACTCGATCTAGTGTACTAATATAAGTAGTTCCGCCGAGACCAAAGAAACTAACACACCCGTCCCATCTTCCTAACCGATAAGCTGGCTGATATCTTGCACTCTGTTGAAAATACTTAAACTTCTTTACTAGTTCTTTTCTAGTATCTAAGTCTAGTCCTTCTATTTTGACGTTAATTTCGTCTTTTATAATAATTCTTGCTGTTGCCATTTGTTTAATACTACCGGTTGTGTTATGCTATAATACACTAGATTACAGGAATTTTCAACCACTGCGTTCATTGAAAAATGCATATACTGGTAATATCCTAGATTAATTATAGTGTTAAATTTAATACCTGCCTTGATTAACGGCTTGGTAATTTTAGTGCTTACAAACACTATTCTTGTATTGTGATCAGGTGCAGTGTTAAGTCGGTGATCTTTAACATATTGATTAAATGCATTTTGATCATTTGGCAATCTAAACATAACACTAATCTCTGTATTATCAATGCCCAACCTTTGGGCAAACTTAACCCACTTTTTTGTGAGTTCTAATTCGCTACCCCCAGGGACAATGATAAGAATTGGTTTGTTATGCATTAACAAATTTTCAAATTCGTTGATATCTACGACATCGCTGTTAAACCACGGTCTGTTTTTCTTAGTAGATAGCAATACTGTCTTAGTAACAGCGTTTACTTCTTTATTAATTTTGTCTTCAATGTCGTCACACCAAGTAGTGATACCATAAGATCTTGCATGGAATAGTGCTTCGACTAGGTTATCAGTATTTGGTTGGAGGATCAACGCATGAGCATTGTCGATAGAATATTGTCCGTCGCGATGTACTAATAATGGAATATTTTTTTCAATATTCGATCTAATGCTATTGCATTCGTTATAATATTCTAGAAACTCTTCCGATGACTGAAAATCCCTAGATAGAACAGAATCTCCGATCTTAAGAATGTTGTGCTCAGTTAAACTGAATACCCAAACCTTGTCATTCTGATCAAACGCACCTCGATGCAATTGATGAACCGACGAATTTAAAGAACGGAAATGTTCTACTAACTCTTTATCAAACGGAAATCTAACAACTATACTAGATCCTTCGATACCTGTGTTCGGAGATTTTCTTTTTTCGATAGAAATTTTTCTAATATTATTCAAAGTCCGAAATGGCTTTTGCCAGTTAGCAGCTTCTAGAATTTCAGAAATATCGTGAATTACCGATCGCAGAGAATCTTTATGAGTATTCAATATGCGAAGGATTAAAGATCCTTGCTTTTCAGTAACGCTATCATTTAGATAAAGTTGATCACAAATGCTCTGCATTATTTCCATGTCTCTATAGGAAATAAGGTGACCAAAATTATTCGTTACTAACTTGATTAGATCTTCAATATACATGATTGCCTTCCTGCAAACTCGGTGTTGTATCGTGTATTATACAACAGATGTATTAAAAAATCAATTGTTAAATGTGAACATAATACCAATTCTTCCATTTTTCTTTTGTATTCATACATCTTTTACGAATAGAATAATCGGATAATTTATAAAATTCAGCTGCTGACGTTATAGTTTGAAAAATGCCATCGGGTGTGTGTATCGTTTTAGCATTGTGATGTTTTTCGCCCCTGATTACAGATTCCCTGCGAATTGTTGCACCGTCATTACCAAAAATTTCTTCCCAAGTTTTTCCTTTTTTTGCCAAAGACATTTTTTGTCTTTGGCTTTCTGGAATATTTCTACCTTTTAATTTAGATCTTATTTTATCAATTCTTGCTTGATCATATTTCTGGCCTATTTGATGATTATTGCCAGTTTGTTTTCTAGTTTCTGCAGATTTTTTCAATCTTACGTCAGTTTCTTTTGTAAGACCTTTATTCCAACCGGGTACAGTTTTTGATTTGCCTTTTAGAGCGATTGAAAGATTCTTTTTATGGGATTCAGTAAATATTCGTTTTTTTCCGAGCTGACTCGGAGGCCTAGAATTGATAGTAATATTAGTTAAAATTCCATTAATATCGAATCCCTCTCTACCATATTCTGCGATAAGAAGCTCTTCTTTTTCATATGCATCTATTTCTGATAAATTTTGATAAGCATATTCTATTAAAGGCAATTTATTTCTTGAAAAAATATCTAAGATTACCGCATCTTTTCTAGGATTATCTGAGTTCTTTTTAATTTTAAAATGAGAGCAGGCTCGTTGTCCTTTGCCTTTTCCTACATAAAATGGTTCTAAGCTATCTGGGTCTAATAGTTTATATACATAATAGATATTCATAATAGTGTCCTTTATCTAATCTATTTATTATACATAACTAAACTGATACATCTTCCATTCCGCTTACCCTAAGACGAATGATATTATTAATTTGATACCCTTTGATATCTAAGGCTTTAATAATACCTAACCACTGGTTACGTAATAATGCAAATTCGTTGACAATTTTTTCAAGATCGACTACGTCTGCTTCACCGTCGACATACTTTTCACAGTCTCTACTGCTCAATGCACGTTGATAGTTTTCTAAATATTTCTTAAATGCTTTGCTGCGTGTTCGACGTAATTCGATGTTGAGGTATTCTAATACCGCTTCGATTTCTTGAAGTTGATTAAATCGATGTTCTACAATACCAGGCAAACTAGCTGATGCTTTTTCAAGGTTGCCATAAACTTTAGTTTCCTTTTTTGCATCAGCTAATTCGTCGTAGTAGTACTCAATGCAATCTGGTAAATGACTTATGTCTTTACTGACTTTTGAGTACCAATTCATTACCAATCCTTATCGTCGTCATCGTCATCTTCGTCGTGATCATTATCATGCTCTTCGAGAACTTCTTCGATTGCATTGTCTAGATGATCATCATTTCCGAGAATCGATTCTAATTCGTCTAAGTCTGTATCATGATTAACCAAATATGTAACATACCGTGCGGCTGCTGCATCTCGATTTTTTTCTGGGATAAACTCTAAAAAGATATCCCAAATATTCATAATATCTTGTTCTTCCATTATTCTGTTTCAGCTTTCTCTAAAGTATCGTCAATGGGAGAAACTAGTTTTTCATCCCATTGTTCCATAATTAGTCTGAGTTTATCCTCACTCCAGTTTTTTCGGAATTCGGCGATAATTTCACCAGTTTCCTTGTCTGTGTAAGCTAGCTTATTACCTACTTTAGATAGTACACCCATCTTCTCGAACATATCAACTAACCCTGAGGTTGGCTTCATGCCTGTGGAATATGGAATCTGTACTTGTACTGATTCAAATGGCTTTGCATAACGAGTTTTCATGATCTTGCAAGCTGATCGAATTCCAACAACATCGCTGATCTTATTACCGTTTTCGTCTTCTTTTAGTTTAAGCTTCTTCATTGCAACAACAATCGATGACGCATAAATGAAGCCTTGACCGCCTGAGATCTTGTCGTCCGGATCAAACATATCTTGCGAAGCATACGTGTGATTAGTAGCAACAAGACCTACGTTATAACTACCAAACATGTTTACGCAGTTACGAACAAGTGCAGTGAGTGCTTTAGGCTTTCGACCCATATCGCCCTTCATCTCACCTGCTTCGAACTGATTAACGTCAGTCGGTGTTAACAACATTCCGAGAGAATCTACAACAAAGAGAACCTTCGGACGAGTCTCGGGTTCCATGGTCTTATATTCTTTCATGAACTCCGAAATGGTCTTTGCAACGTCGTCGATCATTGCCATGTTTAACTTAAGAAGTTTATCTTCAGAAGTATCTACATCTAACGCCTGCAACCATGCTTCGTCGAGTGCATTTTCGCTGTCGATAAGAACAACGTAAATGCCTTGTGATTGTGCATGTTTAATGATGTTACCTGAACAGATATATGATTTACCTGCACCAGATTCTCCAGCAAACACTGTAACCTTACCCATCGGAATTCCCTTAAAGAAATCTCCGGAGATAAGATAGTTGAGTGCGTAGTTACCAGTAGAAATCCAATCTGTAGGATCGTTAAACCCAATACCAAGTCCGTCAATGGACTTGGTAATGGATTTGCGGAACTTAGAGATATCAAATGCCTTAGACATATGTTATCTCCCTAACTTAATTTGATTGCTGACGGTTGCGAATCATCGCCAAAATATCCTGGGCTCGTGCGCTAGCATCGCTACCAGAAGATGTTTCTACTTTATTATCTGCTTCAAACGGTACGTCGTCGTCTGCATCTACAGAAGCAGCCTGTGATGTAGCACGAGTTTGTGCAGGAGTTGAAGCAGGTGTTGATGTGTTTTCACCAGTCTGCGAACCGCTACCGCCCATACCTGCTGGCTTAAAGTACTGACCCCAACGGTCCATGTCAAATGCTTCACCGTCTACTGACGCTTCGAACATTTCCTTCATGACCTTGAGTTCGACTTCGCCTGGCTTCTTAGGCAGGAAGTCCTGAAGATTGAACAGACCATACTGTTCAATTGCAGCCTTTTCTTCGTCGTTAAGAGCGCGTTCACGACGTGCCCAAGTTGAAGTGGAATAGTCTGCATATCCACCCTTAGTGGTCTTAGCGATCTTAAAATCTAAACCACGGACGTAATCAGTCGGTAGTTCTTCAATTTCGCTGTCCATAAGAGCATTCTTAACAATGTTAAAAATCTGCGATCCGATAATGAATCGACGAATTGGGTTCTCTGGAACCTTGTCTTCCTTAAGATCAGAATTAACAACAAGACCCTGGAAGAGATATGAACGCTTCTTCCAATACTTACGCCCCAGGTCTTCAAGACTCTTATCCTTAAACCAAGGACGAACCTCTGTAAGAATTGGGCAAGTTTCACCCCACATTTCCATGCAAGGAACTTGTACAGTAACTGGTTTGGAATTTGCTTCACCCTTAACACCTGCAAACGGCAACTTGATCATTGCACGTTCTACCCAGAAAAATGTGTTGTTTGGATCTGCGTCTGGAAGAAAACGCACCATTGAAGTAGTACCTTCAGCTGCGTTCCAGTGTGGGAAGATTGCGTTGTCGCCGCCGCCCGAGTTGTTGTTATTTTGGTTGCTAGAAGCCTGAAGCTTCGCGCGGATTTCTGCTAATGAGGCCATGATTATTTTCCTTTTTTATGCCTATGTATGCCTGTATCTTTCTGTGCTACTACACAGTAAAGAACGTTTTTGCATATACGAATTATATGCTCTTTTATTTATCAAGTCAATGAAAAATAAGTTATCTTTTGATATTTTTCCACATTGCAGCAGCAGCAATTTTCTTGCCTTTTTCGCCGCCGCCAGCAGCTTTAGCTACAGTATCGAAGCTCTTACCTTTCTTACCAATATCGCCGCCTGCCTTTGCTTTCTTAACTGTGGCAGACTTTTCTTTTTTAGAAAGCCCTGCGCTTGGCTTTTTAGCTTCGGACATCGACAGTCCGGCAAGTTTGCGAATATCTTCGAATGTTTGTTGGGCTTCGTTTTTTTGATTTAGGTGTTGGATTAATTTAGCAGCAAGTGCAGCTTCTTTTTCGCCGCCCTTTCCGCTGTCATTACTAAAGCAACGCTTAACATGAGTTACTACCCCATGTTCTCCCTTAGTCCAAGTACCGTCTTCTCTATTATAGAATCCGCTAACAATGTCGGCAACTTCCTTCATTTTACTATTCTTAGGAGAAGAGTCCGGTTCAATTAGCCGATCTTTTGAATCTGGATCAATATTATCATTCTTATGACGCTTCATTTTATTACGTAATGATGCAACAAAATCCTCATCTGAATCTTCTTCAGTTGGTGCAGGGGCAGGCTCTTCTGGACCTGCAGGGGCAGGTTCTGCCATGTCTGAAGGTTCGGCAACAGGTTCTACCATGTCAGGAGCAGGTTCTGCCATGTCTGAAGGTTCAGGAGCAGGAGCAGGTTCCGGCGCAACAGGAGCAGCGTCTAAATCACCCCAATCTAACTTGTCAGCATCTGCACCGAGATATGATTTAATAGTTTCTCTAGCGTCTGCATCTGCACCATTTGGCATTTTAGCAATAGCCTGCAATGCATTTACTAAGCTAGGATCAGTAATTCCAATTCCTGCAAGTGCTTGAACAGCTTCGCCGTTTGCGCCGACTGGTAACGGTTGAGTCACTAAATCTTGTAGACTTTCTAGTTCATCATCTGAGTAACCTTCGTTAGTAAGACTATTAGTCCATTCGTCGAAATTGGTAAATTCATCAATTGGCATTTCGTCTTCTCCGGTTATCTCTTCGTGTACTTCACCTACGTAGTTTTCTAAATCAAGCTCATTAGTTTCCTGCATAATGGCATGTAGGATAGGAAATACGTCTGACAAAGTTTCGTCAAATTTCTGAACAGTAAATGTATTTTTATAAGTTTCTAACGTAACTTCGTCTAATTCAATTAAAGATCCGTTATCATTTTGTTGAGATTCCATCCAGGATTCATAATATTTTTGCTTGCTCATACTTTCCATGTGGTGTCTGAGCTGGCCTAATTTTTGCCCTGCCTTTTCTACAATATTATATGCAGAATCGTTGAGTGAAGAATATTTTACCTTTTTTCCAAAATCACTTAATTTAAGTATTTCTTCACAGGTTTTAATAATCTTTTTACCTGCATCATCATGCGGATATCCTCCGTTAGCAACGTGACGCTGCATTGCGCGGGCACCAGGGAGATACTTAAATGGAAATTTAAATCTTTCCCCGTCTTTATTTTGAATAAACAGATTTTTAATTTTTCGACTGCGGGCACCGGTCTTTTCTGGGTCGATTGCTTCTGTATGACGTATGATAAGACTGGTGTCTTCTAATTTCCTATAAGAAGTTTTTGAGCTTCCAAACATCGAAGACTCTGTTACTTCGCTTGATTTTTGTTGAGAAAGAAATCGAAAATCGTTTTTATCTAAATTACCTTTAGCGATATCTCGAGTATCAAAACGCAGAAGCCTGCGTTTAGCAAAGAATCTCATTTCTCTAAGAAAGTCATACCACATACCTTGAACAATCGAATCGGTACCTTCTGTAATTCCCTGTCCGTAGAAGATTTTTAAATTACCCATATCATTGATTGATATACTAACCCGTCCGAGATTATTTCCTTCGACGACAAAATCAAAATCAAAGAATCTTGCATCTTTAGAATTAGTGGTAACTGTACCATTTTCGTCTCCCATTTGTAGATTAGAGAAACGACTTCTAACTTTTTCAAATAGGTCGTTGGCTATGATTTCAATCGGTTTCATTCAAATATTTATCCTATAAACACAGGCATTGGAAGATCGTAATCTTCAGTGGTATATTCATGCATCTTTTCGTAAACGCTCGGATCCCAATCTTGTAATAACATCACCATTCGTAAATTTAAAAGTAATGATGCAACAAGGTCATCATGTTCGCCGACCTTGGCTTCGAAGCTCAATCCTTTGGCTACATATGCTTTTAATTGCGTGATCAAAGGCTTTGAATATAACTTAAGAGTATTATTTTCGATTAGGTGTTTGAGTTTTGCACAAATTGAAATTTTAGCTTTGTGTGTAGTATTGAATCCTTTACGAAATCTACGAACATGTCCCTTTTTAATAGGTTCGCTTAAGAATAATCCGGGATAAGTTTCTTCACCTAATTCATTAATTGCAACTAGCGCAGCTTCTCCTAGCGTATTATTTTCTACGGAATAATAAATGCTAGATGCTCTCCCACCTAGCGAACACTGATCGTCGATATATTTGGCAATATCTCGAAGGATGCGGACCTGTGACTGTACTGGCGTAGTGTTATGATGCCATTCTGCTACTTGTTCGAATGTTGGCAATTCTAATACCTGAATTCCTGCGAAATCTCCACCTGTTCCGAGGCTAGGATCTAGGCTAAGAATATATGTAGCATCTGGATTAATTTTTTTATACCAGCGAACTTGCCCCATATTCATTATAGGTTCTTTACCTTCTAAACCTGCAAGACAGATAGAATTAACAAGAGTTTCGTCAAATACTAAGAATTCGCAATTATGTTCACGTCGGAATCTTTCTTCACCGATTTTGGCTATTTCTTCATTTTTCCATTTTTCGTCACGATCGGGATGTTCGTTCCACAGCGCCATATAAGAATGGAAACCGTTTCTACCTAACTCTTGAGTATTTCCAAATTCGTCTTCAGTTTTATTTGCTTCTTTCCAAATTTGCGCAAATTGGTCCTCGTCACTGTTTGGCGTTGACGTAATAATTGCTTTACCACCTGTAGCAAGAGTAGGTGAAATTGAAGTCCAAAATTCAACAGCAATGTTTGGCGGAACGAATGCAAATTCGTCACAATATAACAAGGACAGAGACATACCACGACCGGTTGTTTCGGTTGTAGTCTGTGCCATAATGCGACTACCATTATCGAATTCGATACTTTCCTTATTATAACTAGTTACACCTGCACGAATATGATCTGGGCATAATTCGTATGCATATCGTATTCTACTCATAATTTCTCTTGCACCGGTGTATTTGTGTGCAGCAATTAAGATTGTACTATCCGGTACAAACATTGCGTACCATAACAAATAACCAGCTGCGGTAGTAGTTTTACCAGTTTGTCGCGCAAGCATGTTAATGTTAGATCGATAATTATGATAACTATCGATTAACTTTTTTTGATAATCAAACGCTTGATATTTCATCTTGCCCTTCATGGCATGTTGAATATAAAAGAAATTATCTAAAAAATAATGAGGATCCGCCATGCAATTTGCAATGTCTAGAAGATCCTGTTCTGTGAATTTCTGCTTCTTGTGAGCAGATTTGATTAGTGAATTGTCGGCTGCCATATAGTTATTTACTCAAAAGAACAGACTCCGGAGAGTCTGTTCTGATTCCTGATCTGTTGAATTACTTGCCCTTATTTGATTCGTTAACAAACTCTCTGTAATCTTGCAATAAACGATTTGCAATCTGTTCAACTCCTTCGTGAGTTGGTACATAAGGATTGCCGCCGCCATTTTTCTTAGTCGGTTCGTTCTGTCGAGGAGTTACTTGTTTGTCACCGAAATCGTGTGCTTCGATTTCTTCTTCTGGGCTATTTGTATAGATTCTATCTGCCTGTGCTTCGGCAGCCATTTCTTCGTCGCCTTCGTCGCCTTCAATTTGATCAATAATGCTAATTGACTTTGCCATATCCGGTTCTGCAACGTGAGCTGGAGAAAATTCCGGACTCATATGTCGCATCATTGCCGGTTCTTGGCTAACTGGCTTAACGCCTGCAAGTGACATAATGTCTTTCAAGATTCCGCTTAGTTCAGGTCCAGTTGATGCACTAACACTAAAACTAGCAGGAGTATGCTGAGGTTGAGAACCGATCATGCCCATTTCTCCGCATTCTGCAATGCTTTCATTAAGGGGACGGTCGGATTCTACATTAGACATAGTAACTAATGTTTGCTCGTTTGTCATTGATGCGCCAGCTACAGTGGGATTAGCTGCATCTAATTCTGCTAATCTTTTAAGTACATCGATCATTTGCATATTCTTATCTTCCGTTTTTCGTTTTAGCGACCCAGGTCTTTTCGTTGCCTTTAGCAATAGGACTAACATTTCCTTGTGGAAGATCGCTGGTTGTTTCTGCGATGCCAGCTGTTGGCCTTACTTCTCCGCGAGCTTTTTGCTGTGCTGTTAGGTCATCGTTTAATGCTTTTACAAAGCTCATATTATATTTGTCACCGTAATAATCATTAAAATCTGCACTCGGAGATTCTTTAAAATTTGGATCGTTTAATAGAGCGCCTTCGTAGGTTTTGCCTGGTTGTTGATATTCTTCTGATGGTTCACTAGGATTGCGAACAACAATTCGTTGCTCGTTAATTCTCAAACCGTTGCCAATATAGTTGATTAATTCGTGTGATGTAACAGGATAATCAAGGGTAACATCCCAAATATTTACTTCTGAGTTCTGTAATCTAGGAAAATCCAATGGTAGTGCCTGTACCGGAGTTTTTGCAGTTTTAGTAAATTCTAAAATTTGATATTTTTCTAATAGAGATTTAAGAGTACCTTCGGCTTCGTTTGTAATTTCGCCAGCAATTTTGACCTTAAATGAATAGGTCTTTTTAGTCTGTAGAAGATAATCATTGAGAGTTTTCATGTTGTTTTCCTGTATATTATTTATCTACTTTTTTAAGTTTTTCCAGGAGACTGTTGCGATCGGTAACAATGAACCCTTTGCCTTCGACTGGATCTTCAGAATCGTTGCTATTTTTCTTATCAATTGCTAGTTTCTTTAACTGCAATTCTACCATTTTTAATTTTTTATCGATCTTGGCCGACTTAGCATCTACCGCTGTTTTGAGCATAGTTCCTGCAACTTCGAACATTCTACTACCATACTTAGCTTCGACGTTCATTCCTAGATCCATGAGATCGTCAAACGCTTTTTCAGCTTTGTCAGCTAATGTATCAAGTTCAGAATCACTGATATCACCTAAACCTTTAACTCTAGGTAGTGCAGCACTAATTTTATCAAACTCTTCCAATTTATCTTGTAGATTAATAACTACAGGTGTTTCTTTGGTCGGCTTGACTATCTTTTTCTCTTCGACAGGATCGATATTTAAAAGGGTTTCTAATTTTTTAGTCATAACATTACTTATCGTCTTTTACCGCCTAAATGGAAAATATCATCTTCTGTAAGAACTCTAAATGTAATGCCGTGTTTTTTTGACCATTGTCGAGCAACTTGCCACTTGGCCATATTTTTAATATATTGTGCTTGATTGTAGGGATTCTTCCCTACAGATTCTAATACCGCTTGATTCTTTGGTTTTATCTCCCAAAGTTCTGTATGATGTTTTTGATTGCGATCAACATATACAACTAGAAAATCTGGAACATAAACAGTATTTTTTCCAGTTAAGGGATCTCTGTAAGGTATTTTAATAGATTCACTTGCCCAATTTTGTATAGAAGGATTCTCGTCGCACATTTTCATTACTGCTAATTCCCATGACGATCTATACATCGGAGTACCTAACCCTACATATTTTTCAGGATTCTTTAATTTGAAAAAATCCTTGGCGAATTTCATACTCATGCAACGATATTCCTAGCCACTTCTTCTGCAGGAGTAAAAGGAGAAGCAGTTCCCAAGCTGCTAGATTTGTATCTATTATAATTTAGTAACTCGGTGATTAAATTGCTTAACTGTAGATCGTCTAACCCTTTTAATGAACTGATTAATTCAAAAGGTTTAATTTTATCAATTAGTGCCTGTTTTAAAATAACATAGGCCATGCTCTGTGCAGAGTCTTTTCCGAATCCCCTACTGGCAAAAAATCCAGTCATTGCATCGTAAGTTGCTGCATCGATGCTAACTGGTTTTTGATTATATGTATCAAAAATTTGAAGTGTAGACTGTGTACTGTCTCGATTTTGATTTGGTTGTGGAAGATTATTATAATAATTAGACATTTTTAATCCAATGTTAAGTTAATGTGGAATCACCGGATGATAGTAATGGAGATCCTGCAGTATCTGTTTGTTGAGAAACCTGAATAGTAGTTAATCTATTATATTCATCTGAATATTTGGCATCGACCGTTGTTTGTAAACTTGTGACTGCATTATAAGAAGCAGTTGCTTCGTTTTGAATTGCAGAAAATTCTTCTGGTGACGAAGCTTGCCCAAGAAGTGTTTGCACATCATTTGGATCAATAGTTTGACTTGCTACAAAATCATTATCAGTCGACCATGATGTATTCAAATTATCAATTGCTGATTGTACATCAGCAGGGTTACTATCTATCGTAATATCACTGCTAGCAGTATACGGACTACTATCGTCGAGCGGTGACACAGGATTGAAATAATTTCCGGACGTAATTGTCGATCCGTCGGGGGTTGAATCATATGAAGATTCAGTAAAGGCTGCATCTGATATATCAGTTTCGGAGTCGTTAACAGATAATAGAAAATCGTCGGCTATGCTATTAGGATCTGCCGATAACGGTGGTGTTCCATTTAATGATAAATCTTGACTATATGTTCCGCCAATTGATTCTAATGGTTGACTAGATCCTGTTAACGCAGAAATTTGATTAGCTACAAATTGACCAGCGGTTGCTATACTACTACCTAGATTTAAATTTAAATTAATACCTAGACCATTGAGAGCAGATTGTGCAATTCCTGCTGCACTATTAAGGGTCGAATATCCGTTATTATTTTTTAATTTTCTAGTAACTCCTGAAACATTACTAAGAAGGTTGTTAGTAGCGTTTGATAATAATGAATTAAGAACGTCCGATTGCGTTAATTGAGAATTTGGATTAGCAAGGCCTGATAATGCTCCGAATACTCCTGCTTGAGATGATAATGATCCTTGGCTTCCTACACCTAATGGACTAGGAGTATTATCATAATATAATTCTGCAAATCCTGCAGGGTTATCCACTTGTATTCTACCCGATCCGTAGAATACTGTTTCGTAGTCTACATTCATTTTACTTTCGGCTAATTTATTGCCCTGTGTTTGATCTAATTTATCGTGTTCCCAATTTTTCACCAGAGGATTAACTAATTGGTAACTTGTGAATACCTGTTTGCTAAGTTGATAAATTGTAATCGATCGAAAGAACGGATCTTTAACTCTACCTGAATTTAAACCATAATCAGTAGATGAATATAAAGTAGTAGAAGGACTATACTTATTATTCGAATATGCTCCTGTTGGATTATCTCTAGCAGTTCCTAAGGGCCCGGTGCCGCCTAGGTTAGAATCATTGTAATAATATTTGAAATAATTTAACCACATGTTATGCACAATATTTGAATTATCATCGTGCAATGAAAATGATACTGACTGATATGCAATATTTTTTTGAATTAATGTTTTTCTATTATACTGATTAATTACTTCTGTAGATATTTGAAATTTAGGAAGTTCGACGTTTTTAACTAATACCCCAACTTCGTTGTGCTGATTCTGACCCAGCCAAGATGTGTTAATAACAGCAGATGTATTGATATTGAATACTACATAATATATCCAACTGTTTTTCGGCATACGAGTGTATTCGCCGCCGCCGATGTATAAGCGACTTGCGTGCTGGTAATCTCGCATTACCTCTCTTCCGTTGGATTGAATATATGAACCTAGTGGCATATTATTATTTATATCACAAAAAAGGCCCGGTTATTAGCCGGGCCTTTAGTGGTGGAAGATAATAAATTATTAACCGGTAGCCATTGTACGTACAGTACGACCGACATTTTCACCGATGCCAACTGGGTTACCACCTGCATCAAGCTGTGTAGCGTTATCGAATACAATGCTCATCGAAATATCTACAGGATCATTTGATTTGTAATCAACATCCGAATAAGTTACTTTGCTCAACCAAGCACCCGTAAGTTCGAAAGTTTCTAGTACAGTAGGAGTATATGCTCCGTTACCGCCGTCGAGAATTTCGATCATTGTAGTAAATTTGTAATCGATACCTGATGCAGCTGATGCCTGTTCGAAGAAATCGTATTGTTTCTGAACCTGCTCGCCGACCAATTTACTAACAGCGCCTGTTGCGTCGTCACGGACCTTAAGTGTAACTTCAGTGAAGTTATACTTGCCAGCAAGTTTTACCTTGCTGTTATAAACATCGAGAACAATTGTTTCGAATGAAATTTCTGGTCGTGTGCAACTCATAACCTGCTTAGTGAGTTCCGTAGTCGGACTTGTTACACCAAAGTTCTGTAGCGTCACTCTAAAGCGATACTTGAGCTTTGGCATTAACAAGCCTTGGCTGGCTGAACTCTGACCCGCTGGTAGCGGTACCGTTAATTTGCTTAAACTAGCTACTGCCATTTTATAATGCTCCTATCTTTCTTTTAATTCTATTATGCTAGAGTGTAAGTTCCAGCTTGGATTGCTCCAGTGTTGACTAAGCGAAGTGGAATGTAAATAAATTCAACTGCTTTAACTGGTTCGATAGCAATGTCCATCCAAAGTTCTGAACGATCAATTCTATCAGGGGTGTTATTCGATTCGTCACAAACAACAATGAAGTCGTAAATTGCACGCTGTCCTACTAGTTCAAGTAGCATACTTTGTGCAGCATTCTTAATTTCATCGCGTGTGATCTTGTCATTTGGTTCAAACAAGTATGGTCTGGACAAGATATCTAACTGACGACGTAGATGTGCTACTAGTCGAGCAACATTGATACGATCCAACGAACTTGCTACATTAGCACGAGTGTATTGTCCAAATGCAACAATACCAACTCCAGTTAGTGTAGCAATCGGATTAACTTTAACCGAAGCTAGCACGTCTCTAGTAGGTTGTGGCAATGAAGCTAATACAAACTCACCAGTTTGACCGTCAACATATCCTACCGAAGTAGCGTTATCGACAACACCTCGACGAACACCTGCAGGAGCAAACCATGGATAGCTTTGCTGATCGCTGAGTGCAATTGTGCGAAGCATCATGTGACTTGGTGGAACAACAATGTTGTTACCAGTTAAGTCATTGGTAAATCCACTTGGATAATATAGTGCAGTGTATTGATCATAACTAACTGCGCCAACATCACCATTGTCAAATGCACCATTTGTGTTGTCGCCCCATGCTTTCAATGATGTTGCATCAGATGGCAAGCGGAATGGAGTGTCACCAACAACAAATGCAGTAATACCACGATCAGTGTTAAGACCAATTAGGTTTTGAACTGTTTCAACGTAGCCTGGGCACGCAATCAAATTAAAGTTCAATGAATCTGTATCTCTAACTGCGATATTACCGTCAATTAACGCCTTCATTGTTTTAACAACATATGAACGCTGTGCTTTGCGTCCAAATGTACCCGATCCGTCGTTATTATTTGGACTTACAGAAACCCAACGGTTTGTATTGTAAGTGGCCAACGGATCGCCTGCTACACGAAGGTTGTATCCGCCATTAGCATTGACATTGATGTAATTTGTCACATACTGCTTAACGTTGAATCCTGAACGACGTAGATTCCATAGTCGAGTTCCTCGTGGATATAGCGAAGGATCCGGAGCATCTGGGTCGACGTAGTTAGAAGCTAGCAACGATGTAATCGGCGAAGCAGTAACTGACTGACCTGATGTTGCCCAACGTGCATCTGCAAAGACCCAACCATTTGGCGAAGTTTGATCTGTTGGATCTTGTAGTATCCACTGTAGTGAACTACTATTCCAAACATAAATCTCATGTCCGTACATTTCTAAATCGGCAGTGCTGATCCAAATATCACCATTAACTAGTGGAGTACCATCGCTTTGCGTAGTTGGAGCAAGTGCTGCTACCTGTGGACCGTTTGGATCTGTAGTAGGGAATGCATTTAGATAACCAACCCACGAAGTACCATTATTATACAATACGTCTACCTGATCGACAATTGAGCTGTACCATAGCTGACCATTTGCTGGCTGTGTGCTCGGTGCAGTAGGTGATGCAGTATAGCTTAATGTAGTCCAGTTACTTGCTTTTGCAGTTCTACCTGATGGATCATAATTACCAACAGCATAGAAGTTAGGAGTAGAATTTTCATTAAACAACGCCGATCCTAAGATGTTACCGGCATCAGTAAATCGAATTTCACCACCTGTGCTATGCGAAATTGATACAGTACCGTTTGCATTGAGTGTAGCACTAACGTACGGAACACCACTGTTATTAATAGCAGTAACTAATGGTACTAAATTAGTGCCCGAAGATACTGAAATTGTAGTAGTGTTAAAATGTCCAGTTGACCCCGGAATCGACACATCAAGAACGATTGTACCTGAAGTTAGCGAAATAGTTCCTGTTGTTACTGCACTTGTGATAGTAGTAGGTGAAACCGCAGCACGTTGATGGATTTTAAATTCAGCAAGTGTAGGAAGTTTAGTACCTAGGCTATTGAAAGTATTATTACCGTGATCAAAATTGCTTTCTACGTATACTGTGCCTACTGGAATATTTGCACCACCGCCGATTGGATCGATACCATAAATTGCGGCGGCGGCGCCGCTGTATACCGGAGCCGAAACAGTTGTAAACACATCTGAGCTTGCTGACCATTTCTTAACTGTCCAAATCTGTCCCGAATTAGGACTGGTAGTCTTCATGTAAACACTACCAGTTGGATCTGATGTAAAGTTCGGATACTGTGTGTGCGGACCAACAAATACTGTCGGACCTGTATAAGTTCCTGGTGTAAGACCTAATTCCGATAGCAACAACGAAGTTGCAGTTGTAGTCGATGCAATAACAATGTTACCGTCTTTAGTTGTACCATTTGAAGCAGCCGCACTAGTTGCATACAATGCCAATGAACCGTTAAGGATTTTAGCACCTACGCCTTGCGAACGCATAACGTTGTTAATGCTTGAAGCAACTGCGGTAAGTGTTTCGCCGTTAGTAACTGTAATAGTAGCAGTCGAATTGTTAATAACAAAAGTGCTACCTGTAGTAATTGTTGTAGGTGTAGTAGTACCAACAACTGCTGGCCAGCTTGTAGCATATACCGTACTTACAAAAGTAGAAGTATTGCTATTGCTCCATGCTTCGTTGGCAGACGATCCTACCTGTACCCAGTTACCATCGCTGTTCTTGTACCAAACAACGTTTGTATCTAGTGCGCTGGTAGCAACAATTGCATATTGACCTTTTGTACCAATGCTTGCTGCAGGACCATTTACAGGAAGACCGCCGAGTGTGCTAGTAGCGTAATTGCTGTCGTCGATTACGATCGGAGTCTTGTTAGTGAATGTACCAGTTGCTTGGTTCCATTCAAAAATACCCCATACAGTATTCGTAGTATCTAACCAATAACTGCCGTCCGATGGATTGCCAGCAGGTGCAGAAGAGCTAGCAGCTAAGGAAGCTAAGTCTACAGGTGCTCTTACAACATAAGCCTGTGAACTTACGCCTAGCAAACTGTAAGCAGCTTGTAGGCCGTATTCGTTAATTTCGCCACCGTTGATTGGGTTTCCGCCCGCATCTGTGTAGAATAGTGGAGTACCGAATGTATCGGTAAGATCTCTCTGACTGGTGATCAGGTAAACTGTGCCAGCGTTAGCAGCTTGAGTGCCTACTGCAACTGTACCCGATGGATTAGTTTTATCTTGTGCCGAAGCAACAAAAATTAGAGGTACAGTTCCTGGTGCAGCTGGAGTATAGAAGCTTTCATCTACTACTGTAACTGATACGCCTGGTGATTGTAATGTGGCCATTAGTATTTCTCCCAAATATGGTTTCGTTGTCAGTATTTAGTGCCGTTGGTAAAAAATATACCAGTTAAATACAATGAAAGGGAACCAAAAAGGGCTTAAATGCGAACTCTATGTAAAATATGTGGTACTCGACCCGTGGCAATCAACTATCATCGAGATGGGAGGACGTTTTATCGTACCAAGTGTGATCACTGCGGTCGCAAAAGAAAAACTGGAAAACCTTTGTGGTACCAGTCCGGATACAGAATGAAATGTAAATGTGATAAATGTGGATTCGAAAGCCGGTATCCACAACAGTTTAACGTCTTTTATTTAGACGGAGAACCATCAAATTGTCATATTACTAATTTAAAAACAGTATGCGCTAATTGTCAACGCATACTGCATATTCTTAGACTTCCGTGGCGTCAGGGAGACCTAGTACCTGACTTCTAATCTGACGGTGAAGATCATCAATTGATCCGTCATTGTCTAAATGAACATCATACTCAAAACCGACACTAGAATATTCGCTAGCATGGACATTTCGTTCATTGAGAATTTCTAAACACCGAGATTTTATTGCTTCGTCTTCGGTATTGTTTAACACAGCAGCAAACTCTAACCAGGTCGGATCCGTACCTCGATGTGTTCGAACAGTGATGCCGCCTGCATTTTTAATTGCTATCATTTCGTTGATAAACCGACAGTCTGTGATAACAATGTCGTCTTTGACATTAAGAAGTTTTCGTTCGACTGATGCTACCCAAATTTCGTCGTGAAATCCTCGGCGAGCAACTTCTGTTCCCCATTGCTGTAGAACCCAACGAGGAGTGAGATCGGGAATGTTTAATCGAGTTGCCCACCATTCGTCAACTTGCTCACGCCATTCTCGGCTGTGCTTAGTTGACCCTTCGAGAAGATCTCTATCCCATCCGAATATAACAGAGATTGCATCTTTAAGAGATGCCCCGAAGCTCATGCGCTTAAAACCGTGTACTGTGCAGAGATAGTCTGCGGCAGTGTCTTTGCCTGATCCAATCAGGCCAGAAATTCCTATAATCATGTTTGCATTATACATGATTAAGAATCAACGGTCAATTACTTTTTTGTTTTCTTTTGCCAATCTGCAACAGGACTTGTTTTACCTGTGGATTCGTGCTCTGTAGAATACCGAGCAGTTATTCTTTTACCTTTAATGCCCATTTTCTTGCCAGCTGCATTTAAAATTGTGTCGTCTGCATTGCTATATGATAGAGTAGCAAACTGACCGCCGACAGGACCTTCGTGATGTGTGTCTGCTTCAAAATCAGGTGCACCTGCAATCATCATTCCGAATCTCAATGCTTTGTATGGATCGTTGTTATTGTTAACATCATTCCAGGTGGTTAGGTTAGGCAGGGCACCTTTGGCACTGTGCGAAAGTTCGTGCTTAGATTCAAAAAGTTCTCTAATTTTCATCGGTTATCCTACAACAAACCACATTGGTTTGCCACCTTCCGAATAATTAATCAATTCAGTTTCTAATCGTTCAATAGCAGCTTCGCCTTCTTGTTTAAGAGCATCGCCGTTGAGTGTAGTTCCGCCCTGCGGACTAGCAATCTGAGAAAACATCGAACGTGCTTGTCCTAGGATAATTTTCGATTGTGCAAGTGCATAATCCTTGAGCCAAATGCCTGCATATGGATCGTTGAGCAGAACAAAGTCTGGTTTGTAGTTATAGCACCAAATTAATAGAGTTTCTTCGCCTCTAGGTCTTTGTTGAACCACTAGCTTCTTGGTGCTAGGGTTCCAAGTAAACATAATGTAACTACCGAACATCTTACCAACTAATTTTTGATAAGAAGCAAACGCATAGTAAGTAGCTAATCCGCCCATGTTGCTAGAACTTAGTAGATAGGTATTTGAATAAGCCAAGTTAAATGGTTCAAATAATGAACCTGTATCTCCACCACCTGTTCTAGAACCAATCGATCGGCGAAATACATCTCGCACTTCGATAACATCTTGGCTTAGTGTATATTCGTTGGTATCTTGTTCCATTGTAAGGAACGCCCAACTTTCCTCTACAGCATTTGATGATCGTTGACGATATTTGGCAAATGCTTTATCAATAGCGGTATTGTAGTGAACTGGATCTAGTTCAACGTCAATCATACCGTCACCTAGCATAGCCTTGATGTAATCAACTATAGGTTGGCGTGCTTGTTCAATTGTGCTCATACAATTATTTAGCTAAATAGGAGTATGCCAAGACTATCAATGTACCGGCCCGAGAAGGGAAATAATTTTAGATATATCGATCGTATGATCGAACAACAGTTTCAGATTGGTGGTACTGATGTTTTTGTACACAAGTACCTTGGCCCTGTTGAGCCATCAGCGGGCGATGCATCTCCAGGAGTTCCTAATCAAAGCAATCCCCTCGGCGAACTTGGAATTCAAGATGTGATACTAATGGAAAACCGGGATCGCAGTTATGATCCTAATGTATTCGTAATGCGAGGAATTTATACTATGCAGGACTTAGATTTTAATCTAAGTCAGTTTGGTATAATGTTGAATAATGATAACATTTTTATTCATTTCCATCTAAGAAATTGTGTAGATACCATTGAACGTAAACTTATGTCAGGTGATGTTATCGAATTGCCTCACTTAAAGGATGAATACACCCTAGATGACGCTATGGTTGCTCTTAAAAGATTTTATGTAGTACAAGATGTGACTCGTGCTGCTAACGGATATAGCCCGACTTGGCATCCTCACTTATTGCGTGTTAAATGTGTACCTTTAGTTGATAGTCAAGAATACAGTCAGATACTAGGTGCTGATGCAGGCGCAGGTGACGGTTCGACTCTGAGAGATCTCATCTCAACGTATAATACCAGCATTGAAATCAACAATTCAATTATTGCACAAGCAGAAGCAGACGCAGCACTCAGCGGTTATGATACTCATCAATACTATGTTGTTCCATTAAATCCCGATGGTACTATAGCACATGAAGATGCTTCGCAAACTGATGCTGATGCTTCGATTGATTCATTGGAAGGAATTGTTGATGCTTCGATGACTTTAAGAAGTCCTACTAAAAACTACTATGTAGGATATCTTACAGGTACTGGTCGACCACCTAATGGTGCTCCATATACATTTGGTACTAGTTTTCCTACTGACAAAACAGTAACTGGGCAGTTTCATTTAAGAACAGATTTCTTTCCTAATGTTCTATTCCGCTGGAGCGGTACACATTGGATTAAATTTGATGAAAGTGTACGTATGACAATGACCAACAATTATGATCCTTCAGTACCTAATGAAGATACTTCTGTAAGTGTATATTCAACAAAGCTAAGACAAACTCAACGTACTGGATTTATTAACAACAATAATACAGCTACTATCGCAGGGAAGGTAGTACAAGAACGTCAAGCACTAAGTCAAATACTCAAACCCAAGGCCGATAATTAATGGAATATTTTTACGATTTTCAGATCAAACGATATCTAACGCAGTTTATGCGATTGATGAGCAATTTCTCATATAAAGACGGACAAGGTAATCTAGTACAGATTCCTGTGCGCTACGGAGATATGAATCGACAAGTTGGTCAGATTTTAAAGAAGAACTCGGAAAATGTTGTGCAGAGCGCACCATTTATTGCCTGCTATATTAAAGCAATGGAATATGATCGTAATAGACTAGCAGATCCTACTTATGTAAGCAAATTTAATATACGTGAACGTGCCTATGATGAACACGGTCAAGAATATCTAAATGTGCAGGGAGCAAATTATACCATTGAGCGTATTATGCCTACTCCATTTAATTTGAAATTTAATGCAGATATATGGACAACTAACACTGATCAAAAACTGCAGATATTAGAACAATTATTAGTATTGTTTAATCCTTCAATGGAAATTCAATCCAGTAACAATTTTCTCGATTGGACCAGTCTCAGTCTTGTAGAATTAACAGATATGACGTTTTCATCCAGACAGATTCCGCAGGGAGTCGAGCAAGATATTGATATCGCCACACTGAATTTTACTACACCGATATGGATCACTCCTCCGGCCAAAGTTAAGAAGTTGGGAATTATTACTAAAATTATTTCCTCTATATTCGATGAACCACCAGGAACTGCTGCTGGACTACAACCCATTGTAGACGGACAGACTATGGACTTCTTCGCCGGCAATAATCCTATTAGTATACAAGGAACCACACTGGGAGATCTTGGATTACTAGTTCTAGATAATACTGCTAAGTTAGTCAGTCCAAAGTCATCAAGAACGAATTTAAATTCAGATCCAATAAGTGTTCCGTCTGTGTTAGGTCCTATTGTGAATTGGAACAGCATTCTTGATCAATATCCAGGAGTATTCACTGCTGGATTGAGTCAGATACGACTAATGAAACCCGACGGTAATGAAATTGTAGGTCGTATCACTCTTAATCCCACAGACGAAACTGTTATGCAAGTGACTTGGGACTCCGATACTATTCCGATGAATACGCTGTTAACTGATCGCAATGACCTTAATCCTCGAGGAACCATTGACGCAATCATTAATCCTCAAACTTATGATCCGCGTCCTATACAGGAAAATGGTTCATTAGGTTGGCCTACCACTGATACTAGATATCTGTTATTAGAAGATTTAAACAGCGAAGTAGCTGCTTGGCAAAATCAAGATAACAGTTATTTCACTGCCAACGCCAATGATATTGTACAATGGGACGGCACAAAATGGAATACCATATTCACAAGTGCGATAAATCAAGGTCCTACATATATAACTAACAGTCGTACTGGTGTACAATATATGTGGAACGGCGAATCATGGATGAAAAGTTACGAAGGAGTTTACGAAGCGATACAGTGGAGACTGGTGCTATAAAAAAGCAGATTACCTGCGCGGGCGGTCTGTTTCTTTCTCGATCCACTAAACGTTTCTTATTCTTGTTGCGAACACAGGGCCGCACAGCAGGCACTTGGGGAATAGCAGGCGGTAAAAAAGAACCCTGCGATACCACTCCCTACGATACATTGCTACGAGAAATTCAAGAAGAACTAGGTGTAAGACCCGCAATAGAAAAGACCATTCCCATAGAACTATACAGTTCCAACGATGAACTATTCTATTACAACACTTATATATTAATCACACCTGACGAATTCATTCCTTTACTAAATGAGGAACATGCAGGCTATGCTTGGGTCAGCCTTGATGCTTGGCCAAAACCCCTACATCAAGGTGTTAAGACAACATTGCAGAATCGTACTACTCGGACAAAGATCGAAACTATCTTACAAATTATAAGTTAGGTTCTTCGCCTTCTGGCTCGCCTTGGGCTGCGGCTTCCGGGTTATTTCTTAATTCCCAAGCTTCTTTATTTCTCTTAGCAATACGCAGTTTCGGCATTATGTAAATATCCGGATCATTTGGTTTGCGTAACTCGTAGCCTTCTTGGGTAATACCTACAAATTCAACTCGCGGAGTTGCTCGAGGATTTGTCATAACAAGCATATCACCAGGTTGGAAATGTTCTTCGAACCAAGCAATAGTTGCTTGATCTTCTTCTGACATAGGAGCAGGGCGTTTTTTATCAGTCCAAAATTCCGCTAGTTTCGACTTAAGATCTTGAATTGCTTTAGTGACATCGTAGGTTAGAATTGGGTTTTTCGGATCCTCACTAGGAGTTTCTATTGCTGCTCGGTTAGCTTCCATACCTTTAATTAGATCGTCTAACAAATAAGGAAACCGTTCTTTAATGGTAATAGGCTTGCATTGATGATCTAGATAGTCTTTAAAACTATGCGACGGAGCATCGAATTGGAATTTTTCAGGAACCATTCCTGCGTTTGGATCAACACGAAACATTCCTGCAGGACCTTTAACCATCGAACCTTTTGGAATTAATCCAAAAATTGGACCTCTAGAAGAATAACTTTTCCAGTTAGCATCACTTTGAGAATTTGCAGTGCAGAATGTTGCACCTTTTCCGTGAATGATTGCTGCTGCTCTGTTTTGTAATAGATAAATTTTATATTCTGGTTCGTCTGCAATCAATACTGAACGAGGATTTTTAATAAGAGCAGATTTAGCGAGAGTGTCACGAAGGTCTGCAAGAGCACCGTGATAATGAGTAACTAGATAGCGGTGTAATGCTTTAACACCTTTAAATTTTTGAATGTCTGCATGACGCTCATCTAAGAGATTGCGATTACGAAGAGCTATGTAGTCGGCTAACGTATCTTGCAACTCTCCTTCGATGTCTTCCCAAACATCGGCACCACTGGAGTAGTTAAGAGCAATCCACATGTTTAGCTTACCGTCTCGGCTGTAGCTAACTCCGTTTGCACCTTCTTGCTCCATACGATCTAATTCATTTAAGAACCATTCGGCTACTTCGTTGTCCTGCATCTTTTGAAATTTTTTAGATAATTGATGCGGAACAGTGTGATCGTATCTTAATTGGTCAGCAATCCCAGAAACTAGGTTAATATTACGCAGAATATTTTGAGAACCTTTGGTAAGATTTTCAAGTAGAACAAGTTTAGACTCGACTATTAGTTCTCGAATACGCATTGATTAATATCTCGGTAGTTCGTAAATTTTAAATAGTTTATTTCGCATTACACTCAATAAATCACTTAATTCTGCTGCTTTACCGCTGGTAATAGCAATTAAGAAATCGTTCTTTTCTTGAGGGCTCATAGCATTTGTGACTTCAGTAACGCTGGCTGCTACTAAGCGACCATAATCACGCATTGGTGAGTTATTTCCGCCGCCGGTCCAATCTGGATTTTCTGTATCCAATGCAGTCGAAAGTAATTGTAGTCTCTGACCTGACTGTGTCAATTTCTGTGCTTGATCATAGTTTCCGGCCTGCGACAGTCTTGCAATTTGTGGACCAATACGGCCCAATGTCTGTTGTACCATACGACCAAAAATTGGTTGTAGTTTAGTCATTACTGTGTTAACATCTACAGTCTTAGTAGTGTCTTTATCGCGTTCTGCACGAGCAGCCATCTTTTCGCGTGGTACAGCATCTTGTGCATAAACAATCTTACTTGGATAACCGATTACTTCGGCGAGTCTATCAAAGATATTGTTTGGATTACGATCGGCATCTGAACGAGTAGGAAGACCGCCGCGACCTCTATGAAGCATTGGATATTCATCGTCTTTGTCATCATCTTTGGGCGGAGCAGCAATTAACTGGTTAGGAACAGCTCCCTTGGCAGTAAACACTTTGACCTGATACTTTAGTGTATTATCGCGGGCTGGATTATAGATCTGACCTTTGGCTCTTGCTTTAGCAGCCTGAGCAGCAATCTGTTGTTCGCTGGGTTTGACGGCGGCAACACCAGTTTCTCCTATGACAACAATAAACTTATCTGGGTGATCTTTAAACTGTGTCCAAGCAACATCTTTGCCATTACCGCGGAACGGAACTGAACCCCATTGTGCATCTGCGTCTAAGCGCCATAGTTCTTTATTTCTATGCAACATCTGATATAGTTGCTTTCCACCCGGTGCAGCACCTAAAATCTTTTCCAACGAAGAGTAAGGCTTTTCTTCAGTTGACTTCCATCCCATACGCTTTGTTTCGGGATCACGAACTTTACGAATGTTAGCTTCGTCAATTTCGATACCCAACGATTCAAAAATCTCGTTGTTGAGCTGTTCGTCTGTGGGTGCTTCGAGTTCTGCTAGTCTGTCTGCTAGACCGCGAATCGATTCGCTAATGGAAATTTTGTTTTTCATAGATTTAGTTTCTCTAATTCTCTTAATTGGTGCCCCGTAGTCGTCATATTCAATTTCATTGCTGCCATGCCCGATGGATCGAGTCGGCTCTAGTGAAACTGCATCCTTCTCGGGGTATGCATAGATGTATTTACCAAAATCGTCCATGACTACATGAAACCGAGTATCCTCTGTGCGATATTCTCGCACACGGGGCGCATACCCTGGCATAATGCGACTATAGTCAATGTGAACATCTCCCATGTCTTGACCATTGTTCTTTAACCAACCTACGACAGCATTAAGTTCTCGATCACTGTTTGGTCCCTGCGAATTCACATTGGCAATGGTAATGATTTCTTCTAAAGGAGTGTTGGTAAACATTTTAAAGTTACCGCGTCCCATGGCACGAATAGCTCGTTGCATATAACCCGGTAGATTGGCAATAGTGTGCCAATCAGGAACAACATCAGTGTCAGCGACAATCTCTTGATTCATTACAGCAAGGTCCTGTCGAATCACTGCGGGCAATGTGTCATACTCAGGAAGTACTCTACGTGCTTCAACGGGTGTAAGTTCGTCTGCTACATCCATGTGCCCGGCACGTCGAGCCGCTTCCGCATCGTCAATTTCATCAGATGTATCAATGTCCTGCATACGGTTAAGCATGTTACGCATATCATCTGTGGGAGTAATCCCTGCAGTTTTTGCACGAGTATCAGTGGCACTAGCACGACTTAGTTCAGGACTGCCCTTTGGCTTTTCATCTGCGCTGCTCTTTGATTTCTCTGTGGAGGGATTAACAGTAGCAGGAACCGGCCCACCTGGCTGATCAATATGAATATCAAAATCAGAGGCTGCATGTGGATCAGCATATGGACGAGCTTTTTGTGGAGCATCAGTCTTTTTACGTTGAGAATCGGGCATCATAGTTCCTTGCTGGTTAGTGTTTTATTTAGCTGATCAGGGTAAGAGGCCAGAGAGCGCGAAGCGCCTGCGCAGCAGAAAACGGTAAAACAGATTTTACCCCTATTAACCAAGCATATAATAAACACTTGACACATACTGCCCCCCATGCTATATTAACAGCATGAACAAAGATTATACACCTTTCGCCTACGCGGGTACCCTTTATAACCAAGAAGCCCGCGAGACCTCAACTGTTCTTGGACACTGCTGGGCACGAAGTCGTGCGGAAGCAGAGGGACTAGCACGAGAAAGTCTAAAAAAACAATGGCCCGAAAGCGAACTTAGTTCCACACTGATGATCAGAGAAATCGAAGGCGCCGTCTACAAAGACACAGTCACTGACGCTCAACCCGAAAGCGAGCTACACTGGCTTGATCGCAACATTACCATGAGGACACTCTAATGAGCAAAATAGAATGCTACGCTTGCAAAATGCCCGTGGAAATCAATGCCTCCCGTTGCCCTCACTGTACAAGTGAACTAGGTTGGGCCGCTGGTGATCCCACAGTAAGCCTAGATGATCAAACAGTGGGTTGTATGATCGCCTTTGTGATCTTTGCCATTCCCGTTTACTTTATACTACACTGGTTATGCCTATTTCTAATTTGGCTTGGCTTGGACTAGTATACACTAAATTAGTATGTGAACATTAGATTACCTAGAGTACGAACATATCCCGGTGGTATGCGTGTAGTGGAAATGAGTTATCACTACAAGATTGACTTGTGGGCACAAACCTACAATACCACAGCAACTAGCTATATAGATCCCTATGACTCAGATTACTTTATAGTAGAGTTTCCCACTGATAAGATTGCAACATTGTTTGCACTCACTTACAATCACAGCTTTGACTAATGCACTTAGAGTTCCACGCTACTAGTTCACCGTTTTCCAGCAGAAGTCCGTATCTGACCAAAGATGTGCGAACAGCTATAGAAACATGGTGTGATCAACGTGAGCTCTACTATGACTTATATGAGCATCGTACAAGTACATGGGACGTGACTTTCAGACTATATTTTCACAGTGAGCAAGATCTAACACTGTTTGTGTTGGGTTTTGGCAGATACCGTTTTCGTGTAGTGAAGTGAGCTTCGCTCAGCCGGCGACGATTGCGACGAGGCCGCACTGCGCTCGCTCATCGCGCACTAGCCGACATATATAAGCGAGAAAAAATTAGCGCGCAAAATTTTTACCACTGTGAATCTATTCTAGTCCAGAGTTTTTAAGGGCGGTCTATAGTGTGTGTAAAAAAATTGCCGCGCAAAAATATAGAGATCCGGAGAACCGTACCCCTGGTGAAATACATCTAACTGGGGTGGGTTTTTAGGGGTTTGAGAGAAGAGAATTAGACAAGCTAGCAGCTAGCGCAGCAGTGTGCAAGCAAAAAAGCACCTCCGACCCCACCACCTCGGCCTCTGATCCCTACCTCTGCCTGTGGGGCATCACCCTCCCCACTACACGTTCTCTTCCTGCTCAAAATACGCAGTGTGGCAGCTCACACTACAGGCTCTCTACCAACTCCTACTACGCAGTGTGAGATCTCACACGCTAGTATCGTAGCCTGCGTGATGCGCAGTGTGTGACTGTGCTTGCAGCACACAGCGCACTCCCCATGCAAACATCACAACGCCCACGACATTGACAGTGAGATCCAGCCAGCTCACAGTAACAGCAGTAGGATCTTCGCTGCCTGCAAGCATGATACCCAACAGCATGATCAAGTAATACATTGTCTGTGTCCTAGTGTGCGTTGCTATGCAGTGTATGTAGCATACTAACTAAGCTGCTGCAAACTCTTTTTTGATCGCAGCAATGTCGTAGCCCGCACGTTCAATGTGCTGGATCATAGCAAACAGCGTCTGGCGAATGTAACGCTCTGCTTCTTCTTCGTCCTCAGGCACATCGATGTGCGACCAACTGCGATCAGGATCGATGCTGTTCATGGCATGGTGCAGGTCCTGGCCCGCACTGTCCAGTGCCATCAGTTTGGCTTCTTGTGGATTGGTGCTGGTCTCACCGTAGCTGTAGTCTGGACTATACATAGCGATACCTTTTTGTTGTTAACGTGTGTATAGCGTGTCTGTGTTGGTAGTGCAAGAGTTATTTTTGTGCCACACACTTTTTTTCTACATGCACTACTGCGTGTGCTTGGGGCGTCAGTGTCCCAGTGCTGTGTGCTTGTAAGCTCTGCAGAATAAAACAGTGTTGTGGGAGCTCATCCTCCCCACACACAGTAAGAGGTAGACTGTGTGTGCTGGTGTGAGCACACGCTGTAAAAACAAGCGCACTATTGCTAGTGCGCTTGTCCTGTGCTACTTAAACAGCTTTGCAGCGTTTGCGCTAACAAGCGTGTATTTTGCAGTCCAGTTTTTGTTGTTGCAGTGCGTAAAGCATTCCCTCACGTGCTGCTTGTTTTTGCGTGCTTGTGCTTTGAGAGCACTAACAGCAGCTTGCAGTGCTGTGTAGCTGTGTGCGCGCAGTGTTGTGTGCGTTAGCGCGTAGTTGGTGTGCATAGCGTTTACTTTGTGTTGTTAGCAGCGTTGTTGCTGCATGTTTTGTATAGCTGTGTGCTGTGCAGTTAGCAAGCAGTTTTTTGTGCCACACACTTTTTTTCTACATGCACTACTGCGCGTGCTTGGGGCCCTAGCTTTCCCACGGGCTATTCTAAGGTTTCGTGACCTTAAGTGGGACATTGTTTTCCCACATTTTTGTTAGAAAACCTCTTGCGTTGTAGTGGGACAGGTGCTAGTGTAATAATCAAAGCACACACAGTAATATTATTGCGTGTGCGCCACACTTTCTTAGCTTGTAGGGCACATTGCTTTACACGGGGAGACAGTGTGCGTTGAATTTTTTTAGCTCCCACAGTGTGTAGATGTAGTATAGACTTTGCTCGTGGGATAGTCTAGAATGTTTCTAAGAAATTTGTAGAATAAGTTCTGCGTCTAAGCGTTAAGAAGATTTTGTCTAACTTTCCCACTAGAGAAAGTCAAGAACACTACTGTAGTCTCTTGGGAAGTCATTGAAATCATTGAGGTCGTGATCTACACAAAGACCTAGGTCTAAGACAAGAATTGTTAGTCCCACAAACTAAGAAACATTTTAAAATACTCTGTGGGGTAGTCAAGACTAAAAAACAAGCAGGCTTTTTAGACCTGCTTGCTTTCCCTTACGAGACCTTAGTGATCACATCGTCCTTGATCGTGACCTGCGCAAAGAACTCCCTGCCCTGGCCCGTAAGGTGCGGCCTGTGTGCGACCGTGAGCGTGCCGTTGCTCTTGTACTCAGTACCAAACATCGACGTCTCGGTATACTTGAGTCGCTGTCCAACAGCAGCCTTGAGGTCCTTCTTGGTGTTGTAGTGAACCAGCATGGTCATTGTCAGTCTCCTTTTGCCATGCAGTGTTGATAGCATCGTGGAGATCGGCTGTCAACCTGTTCCCTGTAGGAATTTCTAGATCGTCAGAGCTATATAGCGGGATCTAGTGGTGTCACTCAATGACCTCTGCGGTCTGTGTGTTTACAAACTTCACAGCGATGATCTCTGCTGAGGCAGTGTCAACCATTGCAAGGTCGTAGCTGCCATAGGCACAGGCTGCTGACTTGATCCATGACGCAGCAGCTTCCCGGGTGGCGAACTCGTGACCGCGACTGTTGTTTGGTGAGGGCGACCAGCGATATGGCGGGCAACCTGATGCCGTAGGATCGTTGACAATCACTGCCTGCGTGACGGTGTCGTCGTGCAGCGTCGCCGGTGCGAACACGAAGTATCCTACTCGCTCGCGAGTGTAGTTGTCATGGACGAGGTTGATCGTCGTGGTCTTCGGGTCGGCCATAATGGAATCCTTGATCGTCCTCATATCCCTCAGCGGCATTGAACATCAGCAGCATAATAGTGAGGACCGCGCATACTAGGGTTACTCCTCCGATGATCAGTAGTGTGTGCATTTCTCTTCTCCTAGCATAAGCATAGCAAAGATACTAGTAGAAGTCAATCGTTATATACGACAGCTTCAAGTCCGTTGCCCGGAGAGATATAACGCTGTCCCACACGCTCGCGATCTTCTCCCTGACCTTGATAGAGAGACTCTGCGGCAAGGAACAGTCGCAGCTCTTGTGTGCGCGGACTGCGAATGTAAAACCCCGCGGGCCATGTTTGAATGCCGAGGTCTGAAGCTTCTGAGGCGCCAGTCTGTCCTCGCCACGTGAACTTTGCGCCGTCAAAGGTCTGCAGTGACATGATCAGTCCTCCTCGTCCACGTTGTCGTAGATGCTGGCCAGCAACTGATCGCAGCGCACACAGAGCTGAGCCCGAGTCTCTGCGTAGTCTGCGAGGTCGCCGCACTGAGTGCAGCAATCGCTGAGTCCAACGTGATCCTGCTCATGTGCCATGACGTGTGCTCCTTGCTGGTGTATTAGCAGAACCAATTGATGATGTCAATCAACGGAAACACACCACGGAATTGACCATCAATGGTCCAGACTTCAATGCCCTCGCAGGCACCATAGAGTTCGCTGTGTTCACTGACTCGAAAGGTATACATAGCGGTACTCCTTGTTATGCACTGTATATAAAGGCTGTGCTGCACACTGTCAACCAGAAAATACGGTGAGTAAAAATAAAAAGTCGTTTGCATCCCGGCGGAGATAGCCGCTATACTAGCTGCTTTTCGTGGGGCACAGACAGAGACCAAAAAGCCCGACATCACTGCCGGGCTTTTCTCAGTTCCATGGATCCTTTAGCGCGAACAACCACCTCGAACAAAGGAGCGCGCCAGCGATACGATCAGGATCATTTGATGTTCCGCAGGAACTGGCAACACTGCGTTAATGTTCTCCTTTGCTTACTCGTCTGTTTTAGCACTAACAGCGCAGCAGTCAAGAACTATTTTAGCTCAAAAGCAGAAAAAATGTTGCCCCAGCGAAGAATGCACGACGTAAACTTAGGCACCTTGGGAGCGACTTTTTCTTGAGTCAGAGCTCGGCCCTGAACTAGAACTAGCACTTTTAGACTGTCCCCACAACAGGTTTCTTAGGTCGTAGACCTAGTCTGTGGGGCAACAGAGACCAAAAGATCACCATCGATCCTCCTCGATCTCTTCATCCGCATCGTATTGCGGATTCTCGAAGATGTCCAAGCGATACTTGGCGCGGACCGTGTCCTCACAGGCATCGCAGACGCGACCCACAGGAATGCCGCGGGCATCATGAAGCCACCAGCTGTGCTCGCGGTGCTGAGGATTGGTGCATTGTGCCATTTCCGTTACTCCTTTGCTGTTGCTGCTATACTAGCAGGATCGCAGGCTGCTGCAACCGAAAACTACAGTGAGTAAAAATAAAAAGTCGTTTGCATCCCAGACTAGACTAGTCGCGTATTAGCTGCTTTTCGTGGGGCATTCTAAGATCAAAAA